GCCCTTGGATTCGGGGGCAATTTGATCGAAGACATCACCCTTTGGCGGAGCTTCGAGCGTATCGAAGATGTCCGGCATGGATCAGAAGTGGAATCCGCGTTCTTTCGCCAGTGAGCGAGCCTTTTCTTTATCTCCACCAGCTTCTTTCAGCAGAGCTTTTGCGCTGTCAACGTCGATTGGTTTGGTGGTCGGCACTGGCGATGCCACGCCCCTGTTTTCGTCCCATGCTGCCTCCTCCTTATCAAGGCGTTTCTGCCAGCGTTCAACAATCTTGTCCTGCTTGTCGATGACGCTCTGCGCTTCGCTAATTGCCGCTATCTGTGCCGCGTTCGGATTATTGGTAGTGACCTTGAGCTTTATGGCTTGCATCACTTTGGCGGCGGCGTTCCGGTCGTCCTGTGCCTTGGCGAGATTGTCAGCCGCCATTTTGTAGGCTTCCTGTGTGGCTTTTGCCGTGGTGTCCTTTGCCTCCTTTTGGGCGCGATACGTTCTGGAAACCTTTCCGTCCGGTCCAATGGTGGCGCTGGACGGCTCCAATCCTTCGGGAACCTTTGTTGCCCTGGACTCGATCATATCCACCTGTTCCATCTTGGCCTTCAACGTCGCGGCCAGCGTGGGATCGTTTGCGACCTCTGGATATTTGGCCGCAATCGTTCCGAGATACTGCCTTGCGTCAGCAGCACCCATCGTGCGCGGATCAAACTCGCTAGCCTCCCATAATGCCGTAGGCAGCTTTGGATGGACCTGCCACTTTTCCAGCAACTTGCGGGAGTGTTCGACTTGGGAAAATGTCCTTTTGTCCTCTGTGGCAAGCGGAAACTTTCGCGCTGCGGAAACAGTCATTGCGGCAACCCTCACCGGATCGTCGCCCCACATTGCCTCAATCTGCGAAACCTCCCTGTCGAAGCCTTCGACGTTTTGGAATTTCTTTTCCTCAAACTCAATGGCGCGCGCATCCTTATCCACGTCCAGCTTGAGTCTGCGGGCGGATTGCAGTGCGGTTCGCTCATCGTTTTCCTGCCGACGCGCCTCCATTTCTTCGCGAAGCGCCTGTGCTTGATCGAAGCGCGATTGCACCCCGGCCTGTGCACTACGCCGGTAGTCCATAGTGTCACGAAAACGCGATTCTGCGGCGGCTTGTGTTCCACGCCTGTAGTTCATCGTGTCGCGGAAACGTGAGTCTGCGGTGGTGGATTTTTGCGCCGCTTCCTCTGCCCTTCGCATTGCTTCAGCCTGCCGAAAAGCCTCATTGCTGCTGGTCGCAGCCTGCCGCATCTCCAAGGATTGCCGCTGGTAATCCGTCATGTCGCCACCAGCGGAACTAGCGCCTCCTCCGTAGTAGGCGGAACGCCCAGACCTTGCGCTAATTGGTTTTTCGTCAAGTGCAGCCATAATCAGAAAGCCATGTTAGAACGGTTGGAACGGCCTTGACCGCCTCCGCCAAACCTGCGGGCGTCCCTTCGTGCATAGTAGTCATACGACTGCCTGGCAGAATCATTGGCCGCAGCCATTCTTTTCTCGGGAGTCATGTCGAGCGCGCCTTGTCCCATTGGTCGGTTCAACTCGCCGGTTAATCCGCCCCATCTTTGCGCCGCATTTGGCTGCGCCGAAAGCCGGGCTAAAGCAGGTTTTAGTTCTTTGCGCTGCCATGCGTCTTTGGATGATTGAGCAACAGGACCAACCGCACCGGCCCGTTCCATATCCATGACATCGCCTTGCGATGGTCCGGTTCCAACGGTGGTGTCAGGCGCTCCCCACACACCGCGCTGTGCATAAACGGCTGTGTTTTGCGCCTGTGCGCCTCCGCCGTATCGGCGTGCAATATCTACTGATGTTTGCTGGTTTGGAGTTTGCCAGCCGTTGCTTGTTCGCACTTGCGTCAACGGTCTTCCATCGGGCGCATTGGGTGAAACAGGCGATCCGGTAGCACCTCCGGGTTTCGGCACATCCTCCATCGTGTACATTTTCCGGTTGTTCTCCAAATACTGCGGGATGCTGGCGTTGGGCGCGCCCCACTTGTTTGTCCCGCCCGTGGCGTCGTAATTATTCGGCAGCATCGGGCGGACCTGTCGCGTCGGCAGGTTTGTGGGATTGGCGCGAATTGCCGCCATTCGTTTTTCGTCCGGGGTTTGGAAGTAGGATGGTTGCCAGCGTGCCATAGTTTAGATCAGGTTCGCGACCTGCCCCATGCTGATTGCAGGATCGGTTTGGAGAACGCCGTATTCATTTCCCTCATTGAACTGTCCCATGCTATCATTCAACGCCTGAAACGCCTTCGCCCATAGCGCATCCGCGTTGTCGGCCTGCTCATCCTCGGCGTTGTAGGCGCGCACGCCCATTTCCAGCGCCGGGTAGCAATCTGGTGAAACAACCGTGCTGTCAGCCGTCGCCCACACGTAGCGTTTGCGGGCAAAACCCCTGTATTCGTAGGTGTCGAGCGTCGCCGCGTCCCCGGTCAGTTGATACTTCCGCACCCCGCCGACATCGCCAAGATCGTAGGCAACCACGCCGCAAACGTCGGTCGGATCGAAATAGCCCGGCCCGCCCGGTTGCCACCGATATTGCATCGGTTTGATGGCAATGTTCGTCCAGCACCCGGTATCCGGCGCGGTGAAGTCATTGGATGCGGCCAGTCCGTCCAGCCGCAAATACGAGGCGTCCAGAGTAATCACGCCACCGGATGATGTCACCGTTGCCTCTGTGTGCAGCCCCGGCCACGAGCCTTTCAGCCAAAACTGTTCGAGCACCTGATTGATGCGTTGGAGCTGCTGCACGTTGCTCATCTGCCCGTTTTGCGTCAGGAAGAGGTTGAACCTCGACCCTGTGAGACGCGCAACGGCATTGGCAATGGTGAAGGACACGACTCCCGATTTACACGGATGCAGCAAAAAGGCAATTGCTTTTTACGCAACTCACGTAAATAGTGCGCCACATGCCCCAGCTTGGTAAATTAACGGTAATTACCGGATATGACGCCGACAACACGGACTACCCGATTCTCGGCATCCTGTGCGACCCGCGCGCCCCCGGCTACGCCGTTCCAGCCGACCTTGCACCGCATCCCGACGAAGTAAATTGGCCGAATCACGTCTTTCATGGCGCTGCTCCCGCAGAAAACGATGGGCGCGTCATGTGGTCCTACTCGATTTTTCCCGGCCCGTGGGTAACGAGCACCCGGATTGATCGCGACAGCGAAATCGTCACGGTTAAGCGCCGCAGAAATATCAAAGCCAACATTGCCAGTTCTGAAACGGTGGATTCAGGCGTGTTGATTCGCAATTTTTACGAGCAGGAAAACGACGACCTGATCGCCACGGAAATCAACGAAACCCGAGATTTGCCGGGAACGGAAATGATACGGGCCGAAGTGGACGGAGACACTGGCACCGAAGTCACTGTCACGATGCAGATGATCGCAAAGCCAACCCTGCCATTCACGCAGGTTGCAGGCAGCGAAATCACTTATCAGCCGATTTCAGCCGTTCACGGCATGAAAGTCACCACGACGCTTTCCAGCTTTGCGGCCCTGTCGGTGGTGGACTACCCGACCGGCAAGATGAAGGCTCCGGCGCTGATTACAAATGCGGTGCTGAACTCGACAACAGCCCGTGACGGCACCCCGGCTTTGAGCATCGTGTGGACAAAGCGCGCATCCATGACTCGCGAAGTCAAGATGACGCGCACCAAGACATTCGGAACCCAGGCGAACATGCTGGCGGCACAAGCTGCTCTGACGCTGGAAAATCCCGGCACCATTGATCTCGTCCGTGACCCGTGGTTTATCCCGGCCATCCGCGAAAGCGACGTGCTGACCAACGCTGTGACGCTGGGGCCATACACCACCGGCACGGAAAACCCAAAGTGGCCCTACATCGTTGAATCCGTTTCGTGGGGAAACACCTCGCCGACAGCCAGCGCCTATCCGGGAAGAACCGGAGTGGTGCTTTCCGCAGTGGTTGAATACTGGAAATACAACCTCTGGCGGCTGACCAAGATTCAAGCTGATACGTTCTGATGGAAGAACTTGACGCCACGCTGGCCCGTATCCGGGAAGTCATTCCAGCCGGACTGCCGGAGCCGGATGCCGGAGGCGCGTCCGAATATCCTGGGCGCAACCCCGATTCTCTCACCCGCATCCCGGCGCTGCTCAAGCTCCACCCGTTCGAGGTGTATGGCGCGGGCTTCACGTCCAATGCCGAGACGACCGCTTACGCCTACGTGCGGCGCGGATGGATTTTCCTCGATGAAGCCGACCTGACACAGACCGCCGCCATCGCCAACATCGACAACCGGATGACCCTGACGAGCGGGGATTGGGTGTGGCTGGAGATGACGTTTAGCTTCGCCGGAGCAATCACCGCAGGCCCAACTCTTACGTGGGGACCGAGCGCAACAATGGGCAACTCGATGTTCACGAACAACGCCGGGGTAAGCAACGTCTGGCGACAACCCATTGCCTACGTTCGCGCCTGCCAGACCGGAAAGAGCACGGTCAATGGTATGCCGGACGCGCCGTTTCCTGATCCCGGCGATTTCCCGGACCTGAAAACAAGCCTTCGCATCGACCAGCTTACCACCACCCATCTGCAAAAGGCTCGGAAAGCCACGTCCGGCGGAGAGTTGATCTGGGGGCTTGTGCCGAACTGGGCGTGGACGGCGGGGACAGGCCCAACCGGCCCAACGGGGCCGACTGGCCCTACCGGACCTACCGGACCCACGGGGCCAACGGGACCCACGGGACCCACGGGGCCTACCGGCCCCAGCGGACCATAACCATGAGAACACACGTCCAGAACCCGACCGTCACCGTCATCATGGAAACCGTGGGAGGGCACCCCGACAAGATTGCTCGCGCCATCCGCTCGTTCATGGCGCAGGATTACCCGTTGGCGCGTCTGCTCATCATCAACCGCCATCCGACGCCGCTCCGATTGCTCAACGTCCCGGACTCGCACCGGCTCCGCACCGAAGTCGTCAACGACGAGGACACCTACCTGCGCCCGGTCTATCAACACGTCGCCAACCTGAAAATGGTGCGGACGGATTGCTGGACGATCCTCGATGACGACGATTGGATTGACCCGCAGCACATCACGCAAATGGTCGCGGCTTGGAATCGCGTCAACGAGCGCAACGAGTTTCCGCTGTCCGTGTGCGGTCAGAACTACACGGCGCATTACGCAGATCACACCAAGAAGATCAGCTACCACGGATGGCAAGTTACGCTTTTCGAGACACTGACTCCCGCCGAAGTGGACCTGTGCTTTAAGCTGTTCACGCCGGACGTGGTGGTGGGGTCGGACCTGTGGATTGCAGGGAACTCATATTTCGACCGCCGCGACTTCGATGGACAGCCTAGCTACCATTGGGACCGCATCGGCGACGCGCACATTTCCGCGCACGAGACGAACCGTGGCGTGACTCCAGCCGAGCAGTTCGCCACCGCTGCAAACTACTGGCGGCTGAAACTCGCCGCCCGCGCCAAGCCGCTGCTCCCGGTGGAGCTTTAGTTCCCATTCTCTCCGCACACGAACCAGACCCGGCGCAACAGGTCCGCAATGTGGCGCGGATTCCGGCGGCACTGCCACAGGTTCAGATGTCGGCGAGCCAGCGCGCCGCAGAGGGTGCAGGTGATGGGCGGGGGCTTCATTTTAGCAACTTTCTCGCTTCTCCAATTGGAAGTTTCAGCAACGCCAATCGTGTGGCCATTTTTGCCAGCAGCGATTCGTGGCGGTCGCGGTCGCGCTTGGAGAGCGTGTCCAGTCGCGTGCTGGTTCCAAGGATGAAGCCTCGACTCAGCGAATCTAGCGCCTGCCGGGCGTAGCCACCCATCACGTCAGCGTTAGACTCAGGCGGCACGATCACGAACTGGTTGCCCTTCTGTCCGCGTCCAGTGATGTAGTAACCGTCCTTTTCCAGTTCGCGGCGAATGGCCGACATGCCGAGTCCGAACTGCATTGAGTCGCGTTTGGTGCGGAGTTCATCCTCGAAGAACTTGGCGTCGAATACTTCCCCGTAGCCGATGCCGGTTGCGCGCATTTTGTCGAGGGCGTTTTTCCAGAGCGGAAGCCTGACGGCATCGCCTGAACTGTCTTGGTTTGGTTCTGTTGTCATAAAACTGCCCACGTCTCAGGTGGGTGATTGTGCATTGCCAGTCATGGCTCAGCATCGCCTAACCCATTGGCGCAAGGCAAACTGCAACGGCCCGTGAGCCGCTGTGTGTTTGCCTCGCCGCGCCGGGGCATGCCATGTGTCGCCCAGCCTAGCAGCGCCAATCCGCGCCTCTCTGCCGCACCCGCGAACGGATGCGGTGTGAGAGGCCGCGCGCTGCCATGCGCTGCAACGCAACACCTTGCGCCACTGCGCCGCGCCCACTGCCGCGCTCCCGAAAGAGCGCGGTGTGTGGACCCGTCACCGCTTCGCTTCGCCTGACCACGCCATGCCGTTCCATGACACGCCGCACTGCCGCCCACGGTTTCCCGTGCGCGGTGTGTGCGGCCAGTCATTGCAAGGCGTCGCATAACCCGACCTCGCCTAGCTCACTAAAAATCGTCCAAACTTGGGACGCCATCCGCCGATTCCGCTGAGACGCCCAGCCAATTCCAGCGCCTCGCGGAGCGACTTCTCGGCGACGATATTCTCGTCAAACTCGATGCCAAAGCTGAGTTTCCATCCAGTCGGCATCATGCAGCGCACTTTCCATATCAGCGCGCCGGTCTTGGGCGGAACCTTTGCCGGGCACTCCAGCCGGAAGGCGTCATCAGCATAGTAGGCGTCGAGGCTGTTGTGCTTGATTTCCGTTTCGATGATCGCCTCCGTTTCCGTGATAATCACGGCGCGGTCGATGTCCTTGCCCTTCTTTGCCGCCGCCGCTCCGTTGCGGATGCAAGCTAGAAGGCAGGTGTCAGGAATGAAGAAGCGTTTTTCTTTCGTGTCCCAATAGGCACTTGCCTCCCAATCGCCGCGCTTTTGTTCGTCGGCAAGTTCCGCCATGCGGTTTTCGTCGCCCTTCTTGCGCGCGGCTTTCAGGAGGTTGTTGATTCGCCGCGAATTGACCGCGAACGGATTGGCGATTTCCACGGTCTGCGGATTCGACATGATGAGCGGACGGATGCCCGTCCACGTTGTAGTGATGGATTTCATAGGTCAGATTTTGCCTTTTCCTCCAAAGCTTCGCGGGCGATGTCGGTCAGGCGGATTTTGCGCTGTTGCGCTTTTTTCTTGAGGTTATCCCGCGTCGCCGGAGTGACGCGGGTGTTGATACTGGCAGTGAATTTCTTCATTGCACAAACGTATAACACACGCGAAACAATCGCGCAACAACTATTTGATTCCGTTCAAGCCAGCCTCCAAACGCGCACAAAGTCCGGTCCAGTCATCCGCCGCGTGTCGCCACCACGATTGCGCCAATACGCCTGCACGCACAGCGCCTCGGCACGGTCAGCGCAGTCCAGATACATGCCAACGGTCAGGGACCGCGCTGCGACGCTCAGGCGGGGCGTCCAGGCGCGCTTGGCGGGGGCTTGGGTGGGAAGTGGTGATGAAGTCATGGATTTGGGGTGATTGTCACATGCTGACTCGCTCGTTGCTCCAGATACACGGCGACAGCCTCATCGCTCATGCTCTCCACGTCCCGTTCCAGCGAAGCCATTGCGGTGAGCGTTTCAGCCAGCAGGACTTGCAGGCGGCGTTCGTCTCGGACCCCCACTTCGACCAGCACAGCTAATTTTTCGCCATTCCTGTGCAGACTGGCAGTTCTTGCGTAGCTCATGGCCCGAACCTCCCCTTGACTAAAGGCAAAGTCAAGGGGAGAGTTGGGGATATGCCAGCCAAGCCTCAATTCACCTACGACTTCAAAATCTTCAACGGGCGGGTCAAGGTCTATGTGGACGGATACGTGATGTTTACGTTCAACCAGATCGACTTCAAGGGCTACTACGCCTACAAGGACGACACTTCACTCTACGGCATCGACATCTACCTGATGAACGAGAAGGGCGGCGCGACCACGATGGAGATTTATTTCAAGACGCGCGAGAACTGGCTCGGCGTGCTGCGGTTGCTGGATGAAAAGCTGTGATTTGGATCGCCAGAGGTTAGCGGCTCCCACATTTCCGGTGTGAATCGGGCAAACTTGCACTTTACGCCAGCCTCCTTGTCGCACTCGCACTTTTTTCCGTCAAAAGGGAAGAAATGCGCGATGTAGTCCTCAATCAGTTTTTCCTGTTCAGCAGTCATAATTTCAGTGGATTCGCTTCTTCTCCCACCGTGCCCTGTCCTCATCTGTGACCGGCCTCCAGCAATCCGAGCACTGGCAGTAAAGAGAATGGACCTCCTTGCCCGCCGCACTCACTTCCCTCAGCCAACCACCCGGAACGCCTAACGGCGCGTTTAAGAGCCGTTTCCGGCGCAGGAATTGCCGTTCCTCAAGGTTCATGCGGTGCCCTCGGTGTCATGGTCGCCTGCGGATTGCCGTCTCGTGCCGTCCGAACCTGCTTTTTCAGCGACTTCTTCGCCTTCCGCTCAACGTAGTAGTCCCGCTGATACTGCCTCCGCGTCTCCTCGTCCCGAATCGCCCGGTAATGCCCGTAGCTAACCACCCGCCAGCCCCAGCTTCGTTTCGCGTCAATCGGCACCAACCGCCGCCCCTCAAACTCCTGTGTCCTCGACGACGCATCCGGCAGGCTCAAGGCCGTAATCGCCTCCCGCAACTCATCCACCGGCACATTCGTCCTTCGCGCTATCGCCTCCAACGTCATGTCAATGCCTCCATCCGGGTCCGCCAAGACCAGCATATCCATGAAAATGTGCCGATAGCGGTAATTCTCGGCAATCGAGGAATCGAAGATTTGTTGAAAGACTTTAGCGAACATTTACAGAGTAAATAGCAGCTTTCAACATTTGTCAACATATTTAGCGTTTTCAACCCAGACAGAAGAAGAAGAATAGGCACTGTTGAAACTGTGCTAGACGGTGCTCGCAACCGCCACCGCCCACGCCCCAGGACAGCTCACAGACCAGCGCAGCTCAGGGGGAAGCTACGGTGCCGGTCGGGGACAGGCCCGTTAGAATTACTAGAAAAGTCGATTTTGCTCGACGGAAGGAGAGACGCCCCTATACGCGCACGCACGGAAAAGCCCCCTCCCCCGCCCCCTCCGCGCTGGCCTGTAAAATAATGGATTCCTTACCCTCTCCGCGCGTGCTAGCACCGGCCCTGCCACCGCACCGGCACCCATCCTGGCGCAGCCCTCGCGCGTGCCGAGCTGGCCTCTGCTTTATATGAGTGGCGTTTTATTACGTTACGGTCTAGCTATTTATCAGCCTCGATTTGGACTTGGGCGAAGGGATCAGCGGCCAGGATATTGATCCGCACGTTGCCGCGCTGGCTGCTGGCCCAGTCGCCAGCGGTGGCCAGCACCTTGGTGAGGCTGGCCGCCTGTGGAGCGCGCTCCAGGCGTTCAGACGAGTCCAGGGCGGCCCAGTCCTCGGCAGCCTCAGCACCGCCACGGAGGAGCGCGGCACGACCGCGCCGCGAGTTCTCCGCGTTCGCTTGTGCTAGCATATCGGCAGCCGTGGGGACTTGGGGACAAAGCTCCTCGCGAACTACAGAGAGCGCCTGTTCGGCTTGCTGGAGCTTGACGGCTGGGGACATGGGAGCCCAGCCTTTGCGCGAGACTTGGCGCTTTATCCGTTCCTCGTCTAGTCCGAGCCGGCGCGCGGTTTCGCGAACGCCGATACCGGCCTTGACCATAGTTTCGACATCGGACCAAGGAACAGCGGAAGCGGGTGTTGGCATGGCCGTGAGATAGCGCATCACTGGCAGCTTGGCAAGCGTGTGACTACGTGTGACCACGGGCGAGACTACGTGTGACCACATGACAGAAAATGCCGAAACGCAACTTTTTTTGACCTTGCAAAAGGCTTTGTTTCAGCGGCTTGTGGACTATCGTATCCACTCAGCGAAATATTCGCTAGACAAGTAGAGATAAACGGGGAAATCTCCTTTTGTGAACTACCTAACCAAACCATACGACGTGGCCGAGCTTGAACGCTTGGCCGTGAATGACAGCGCGCTAGTTGCCGGACTTCGCTCCCATCTTCGCCGAGACATCCGCGAAGCTGGCGGCGAGCCGAGCAGCACCGTGGCCGCCATGAGCCGCGCGGAACTGCTCGCAGCGTTACAGAATGAATTGCTGCCGCTTCCCGCCGCGCGTCCCGTTGCTACGGTGCGCGCTGGAGGCGATGCCGCCGCAGCGCTGGCGGATGCTATCAGAGCAGCAATGGAGAGTGTGACACCCCAGGCTTTGCCCCTAGATGAAGACGCAGTGCGCGCCATTGCAGCGGATGAAGCGGCGAAAGTTGCGCCCCGTCGGGTTGTCGTTGACGTAGTAAGCGCCGGGCAAACTCGCACCGTAGAAGGGCAGCATTGGCTTTTCCCTATCGCGTGTGCTGTCGTTTCGTCCGGTGTCCCGCTCTACTTGTGCGGACCGGCAGGAGGTGGAAAGTCCACCATTGCCCATGCCATAGCGGACGCCCTTGCTTTGCCCTTCGAGTTTCAATCTTTCGGCCCAGGAATGTCGGAAGCGAAACTCCTTGGCTATCGCGACGCCGCCGGCTGCTATCACGACACCTCGCTTGTGCGCCTTTATCGGGACGGCGGAGTGTGGCTAGCGGACGAAATGGACCGCGCGGACGGCGCGATCTTGACCACCTTCAACACACCGCTTGCCAACGGTTCAATGAGCACACCCGCCGGAATCATCCCCCGCAACGAGAACTTCCGGTGCATCGCCGGGGCGAACACCGCCGGCACCGGAGCGTCGAATCTCTATACGGCCGCAATGGAATTAGATGCCTCCACGCTCGACCGCTTCTTTTTCCTCGCGTTCCCCTACGATGAAGCAATGGAGGCGCAAGCCGCAGGCGTTGCCGGCCCGCAGCAGCAGGAGTGCAAACTTGACGCTGGCGGAGTGGTGAGCGCGGAGAAGTGGCACGCTGGCGTTCTCGCGGCCAGGGCGAAATGCGAAGCGCTCCAGATGCGCCACACTGTTTCCCCTCGCGCATCTATTATGGGCGCGAAACTCTGCCGCGCCGGACTTGGCATTGATTGGCTGATTCCCGGACTCATCACGCGCGGATTGCCGGAAGATGAAGCCCGGGCCCTTGAAACCGCTTTCCGGGAGGCTCTCTAAAATGCACACGCTCACCCTAAAAAGCATGGCGGAGGTAGTTTCCTACTGCCAGCAGCCCCGGCAGACCGGAGCCGGAAGCGCCAGCGACAGACCCGGCGACGAGCGCTTTTTCGGCACACCGTCCCTTGCTGCCGCGCTGGCCCTCGCTTCCAGCGGATGGAAAGACGGCGCGGAAAAGGCGGCGAAGGCTTTAGCGGCTCGCAAGGTGGCAGCAGGGGCGAAGACTGCCACGCGCCGGAGCGTGACGCGCTACGATGTCAGCGGCGACGATTGCGACGTTGCGCGCTTCTGCAGCGGCGACCCCGAGAACATGACGGAAAGCAGGCGCGTGATGATTCGAGGAAAAACCGTTCGCCGCGTGAATGTCGCCCTCAACTTTTCGTCTGGCGTTAGCGGGCAGACGATTATGGATTATGCCGTGGCCGTTTGTGCCGCTGTCAACCGCATCGAAGCGGGCGGAAATCGCGTGGAGCTTTGGGTGAAAAAGAGTATCGGAAGCCAGGAGAACGGCCCGGCAGTTTTCGCGATGGAAATTCGCGTGAAGGAAGCCGGGAGCCGGATGCACCCTGCCGCCCTCGCTTTCGCTTGCGGACACCCCAGCTTTTACCGCCGCCTACTTTTCGCCCTTGTGGAACGCTTCCCGGCCCGCGCCGTGACGAAGATCAGCGCCACGAAATATGGATACACGAAGCACGATGCAGGCGGAGGCTATCTGACCAGCGCGACACGCTGGGGGAGTGACAGCGAAGTGAAAAAGGCGATTGCCGAGCTGGACGCGGCCAACTGAAATTTTATGACAGCACCAACAAACCAAAACGCAGTCGGCGCGATGCAGCCGACAGATGGCGCGAAACCCTCGCGCACCGCCACCCTCAGCGCGCAGCTTTCCGCCTTGCGCTTCTTTATCGGCCACGGCCAGCTTGCCGCGATGATCGAGGGGGCAAAAGGCGAGGAAGGCGATTGGTTCCGCGCGAAGATCAGCGAGCTTTTCGATACAATCCGCACCATGCCGAAAAGCTACGAAACCGATGGGCAGGGGATGCGCGCCGTGGCGCGCTTGCGCTACTTTGCCGGAGGGAGCGCCGCTTGGCTTATCACCGAGCGCGATGCAGGCGCGCCGGATGATAGCACGCCCGGCGAACAGTCGCAGGCGTTCGGCCACGCTGACCTTTTCGGCGACGGCGGCGAGCTTGGCTATATCAGCATTGCCGAAATCATCTCCGAGGGTGGCGAGCTAGACCTCCACTTTACCGCCAAGCCACTTTGGCAGGCGCTAAAGCTGGACGAGCCGCAGGAGGAAATCGCCGCCTGACCCGCGCCGTCTCGCCCCTGGCCGTCCGGGGGCGAGCAAGCGCGGGTCAATTCCGGCCCGAGCACAAACCAAAACCAAATCCGATGAAAACTGAACTCAATCCATCCGCCCTTTATTGGGCATCCTTCAATCGTTTCGAGTTGCGCCTGCCTGGCCGGTGCGTTCTCGATTGCTCACACCAAGGCCCTTGCGATGCCGACGTTGCCCGCTGGGTGCCGAGGGTGCGCGCGCAGATCGCCGAGGATGCGTTTCCGAATAGTCCGACCGCTGACAGCATCCGAGCCGAGCTGTCCGAATACGGCGCATGGGATGCCGAGGAGCTGGCCGACGATGACGCGAACTTTTCGCGCCTTGTGTGGCTCGCCGCCTGCAATGTCGCCGAGGAACCGCAGCCCGATTGCGCCGAGCCTGTTACCGCCTGATTTTATGCAAACCAAACCCACCACTCCCAAGCCCGCCGGCGGCACGCGTTCGGCACGTCTCAAACCCGGCCACTACTGGGCCGCTATCTGGCCGAATGGCAGGCAGTTATGGGGCGACACCGTAAAGCGCAATGTTGAGCGTGCCGCGCGCGGCACTGGCCTGAAAATCGTTCAAATCCCGCAAAACTCCTAACATGACCACGACCACAACCCAACCGACCCCGGCACCAAAGCCGGACGCGCAGCCCGTGCAGGCTGCAACGCATACGCCCGGCCCTTGGCTGGCCAACGTGGATACTGTGTGGCGCGGAGGCGAGCCGATAGTCTGCCATCCGATAAACTCGGCGCGCAGCATCGCCGACGCCCGGCTCATCGCCGCCGCTCCCGCGCTCCTGGCTGCGCTGGAAAGCGTGGTTTCTCTGTGGGAAGATTGGGCAAAGGAAAGCGCGCAGTTGCGCGAGCCGTTGCGCCGGTCTGTGGAGATGCGGGTCGAAGAAGCCCGCGCGGCGCTACAACTGGCGAGGGGAGGAGCGAAATGAGCCTCTGGACTGTAACGGATGGCTGGTTTCGGTGCGTGGTGCGTGCCGATTCCGCCGAGGATGCGATTGACTACGCCGCCGCACACGACCTCCGAGGGTGCGACTGGAAAACACTGAGAGCAACGCGCAAGTGACGCCCCCACGCGCTTCCCGGCAAGTGTCGGGGAGCGACGGGGACGGCAATTCCGCCGCACCGCAAACCAAAACCAAAACCAAAACCGATGAACACTACCGAAACCAAAACCACGCCCGCACTTGCGGAAAAATACGCATGGAAACCAAACGCCCACGGCAGGCACTCGCGGCTTGTCGGGACGCTCACCTTGAAGGCCGAGCACGTATTCACACAATACGGCAACAACGCCGCCGACACGGACTATGTGACCTGCGCGCCGCAGAAGGTCCCGGTTTATCAGCACGGAGACGACTACTGGCTTTGCGCGCAATTCAAAGGCACGCTGACCGCCACGACGTGCCGTCGGGAGATTGGCGCGCCAGCCGTTGCCCACATCCAAACGCAATCCTGGGGCGGCGTGCGCGACTGGCTGCGCGCCGGTCCATTCGAGCTGGACGTTGAAAACCCGGAGCTGGAGATCGCCATTGTCGGCTCGTATGACGACGGCAGCGCCATGCTGGCCGTTCGCAAGATCAGAAATGCAGCCCTCGCCGCCTAATCCCATGACCACCACCGAACCAAAACCAAAACCGACCCGAGGCCGTGGCCGTCCGCGCAAGCAGCCGGGCGACCCTAAAAGCCCTTACGCGATGACCGTGAAAGCCCGAAAGGCACGCTCGAAAGCCGGGCGCGCCGGGCGCGGCGCTTGCAAACGGCGCGACTGGACACCGAGGGTGCGCGCCGAGGGGGAAACCGAAACCAAAGCCTAACCGCGCACTTGCCCGCATTGGGTGCAGGGCGCAAAGATGCCCGGAAAATTATGCCGCTGCCAGAGTAAGTTTCCTCTCTGGCAGCGGTTTTTTGCCCGTTCAGCCAATTCCAGCGCCGAGGGTGGGTCTGGCATGTCGGCACGTTTCGCAACCAAAACCGCGCCAGCGGGCATTTCTGGCGATTCTAGGGGCATATCCGCAACGCCAGCGACCGCCGCTTTCAGCTCGGCGAACAAGGGCGTGACGAAAACCGGGTGGGAGCGGGTCATGTCCAGGCGTCGAGGATGGACTGCACGAGCGGCAGATTTTCCTTTGTGATTGGCTGGCAGGTGTCGATTGCGGCGATGCAGGTCAGCGCCATTGCGACCGTGGTCGAGGGTAGGCTAGCGGGAAGTGACGTGTCAGGGCGGTAATCCTGCCGCGAAAAAAGCACGCAACGGGCGCGGATGGTGGCGAGGCGGTCGGCGGCGGTCATTTGATGGCGTCGAGGGTTTCGCGGATGCGCTCTCCGGCTTCCCGGTAAAATTCGGCGTCGGGGTATGATTCTCGCGTGAGCGCGTAGCTTTGGGCGTGCTCCACGATCTCTTTGGCGTCTTCAAGCCCCGACCGGCACTTGGCGAGCTTGCGGTTGAGATGCACGGCGCACGAGTGCGAGCCGTCCTCTCCGGTCAGCCATTCAGCTCCGCATGTGCAGCATCGGGAGATTGCCGGGTTCACTTCGCCTCCTTTTCGCATTTGCGCCAAACCGGCTTGCCGTCTGCGTCGTTGTCGCCTGGACGGTGGATGAGCCAGCCCATGCTTTGCAGTTGCGTCCACCCTCGGAAGCCGGATTCGCCATGCAACGCCAGTGTAATGCCGTGATCTGAGGTCTGCACCGGCAGGAAATCGCTGCCGGACAGCGCGCGGAACACGCTGCCGAACGGCACGTCTGCGCGCGTCAACGGCACCATGCGCGGCGGCGATGGGACCGGGCGCATCGTGCGCGTGTGGTTGTGTGCGGAGTGACGCGGTTCGGCGGTCACATATTTTCCCCACGGCCCTTTCCCGAACTCCCACACCTGATCTCCGAATTGCGGTATTTCGTCATACAGAAGCGGCCTCCACCCCTCTGGCAGCATGTCCTCCGTCCAATCCGTGCGATGCCATTGCTGGCCGGCGGGCGGTGGCGGAAGCGTCCACGGGGCGGCCTTGGGTAGCGGGCGTCTGGTGCGGGTGTGGTAGTGGCAGTAATCGGTCGTCTGATAAGAGCTTACGTTGGTTTCTACTCTCCATTCTGACCCGAGCTTAAATTCATCTCCATTTTTGTAGGCTTCCCCTTTCAGCAACGGCCTCCACCCATCCGGCAGCATGTCCTCAGTCCAGTCCGTGCGGTGCAACGGCATCGTCGCCTCGTCCCATGTCGGGAAAAAGCGGCGCATGTGGTCGGCAAGGGACCACGGGGCAGGCTTGGGCTTGCGGCGGTGTGGCAGGCGCGGATCGAAGATCGCCGTATCGGACCATTCGCCGCTCAGGAGTTGCACTTGGATTCGCTCGCCGTCTCGAAGGGCGTTGCAGGCGTCCTTCCATTGTTCGATTTGGTCTGGTGTCATGTTCATTTTAGTCTTTTTCCGGGTTGGCTGGGTTGTTATAGTAATACGGGCTGCTTGATCTGGTTGTTCCAGATGTCTATTGTGCTTGCGCTTTTTCTTAAATTGCACAGGGCGCACGATATGCAGAGGTTTTCTATGCTGTGCGCGCCGTTTTTGGAGATGGGATGAATGTGGTCAACATGGCATTTTCTGCTTAAAACACGGACCGAACACCAATAGCAGACGGCAAACTTTTTTGATTTCCAAGATTTTTCCCACGCTGCAATGGTTTTAAGGTTTCCTGTGATGGCGTTCATCACCCTAGCTCGTCGCAAATGGCGGGCTTTTATCTGAGCCTCTGGATTTGTGGCGTAGTAGGCCGCCCACCTAGCGCGAACATGCTTTATATTTGCGATGCGATATGCAGCTTTCCTGATTCGCTCTTTATCTACATTTGCGGCCCGGTAAGCCTTGTTATAGGCTAAAGCTTTTTCTCTGTTTGCCCAGTGATAAGCCTTACTATAAGCACGGGCTTTGTGCGCATTTTTGGCGTTGTATTTAGCCCTCCTTGCTCGCACCTTTTCTTTATTTGCATTCCTCCATTTGGATTGGCTGGCGCGCGTTTTTTCTGGATTTTTGGAGCGATGCCTCAAATCATCGGCGCGGGCCTTTTCTAAATTTTCAAGTCTGCGAGCGGATTTTTTAGCGCGTATTTTGTCTCTGTTGCGGGCCGCGTATGCCGCCCTTGTGGCGCGCACTCTGTCTGGATGTCTGGCGCAATACGCGGCCTGACTGGCTCGCAACTGTTCTTTGGTTCTCATACAGCAAAAACCTCAAGACTATCCGCCGTGAGCCCGTGCATTACTACGGCGGCGAATAGACTTGAGGCGTCTGTTTTTGGGTTTGATTTCATGTAATGCTTTCTCTGTGCCGGGGCTCACTCGGCACGATGTATTTATGCTAAAGCTGGCCTTTCGTCAAATCTTTTTGCGTGGGACGGCCTCGCACCCGGCTCCGCTTGGCATAACGGCTTCCCTGTGTGCGCTCTCGCTCGGAGCAGGACGGACAGCGCGAGGTTTCTGACGGTGCTCCGCAGCGGCACAGACCAGCGGCGCGCTTGGCGCGATGGGAAAGAGCTTGTCGTGTCAGGGTTTCACTCATGCGTCGCACTTTTTTTCGTCGCCCTGATCGCCGCCCTGAGCATGTCCCTAGATTCCCGGTGCCGGGCGGTCGCAAGCCGCGTCTGTTGCAGGAGTATCCGAGCGAACGGATCGTCGGAGTGGTCGGAGATCGCATCGCCCGCTTCCTCGCCAGCGCGCACGGCGGCGTTAAGGCGCGCGAGGATGTCGGCGAGGGTGGTCACCGCCCCATGCCCTCCCGAAACCGCGCCGCCGCCTCCCTAGCCGCCGCCGCGATGCGCTCGGCTTCCGCTGGGTCGGTCATGCGGACCTCCTGTAGCTTTCCCACGTCATCGGGGCGTGTGTGCAGTCCTCGCGGATGCGGTCAACCAGCCGTTCGCCAAGCCGCGCCTTTAGCTCGTCCAGATTCAGGTTTGCTGTAATGACGGTTGGCCGGCGGTGGTCGTATCGGTGCGCGAGAACTTGGTAAAGCATCGGCTCCTCGTCCTTCCCTCCGCCGCTGAGTCCGAACTCGTCCACTACCAGCAGCCCGGCATCCTGCCATGCCGACACGCATGCCGTGGTCGAATTGGTTGCGTAGCTGTCGCGCAGGTCGCGCAGCATGTCCGCTTGCTTCACAAAAAGTCCGGCACCGTGTGCTTTAAGGCATCCGGTTGCGAGATGTCCCTTTCCGGTCCCCGGAGAACCGTAGAGCAGCAGAAAGCCCGTTCCTTTGGCCTGCCACGCGCAGACCTTTTCGAGAACAGCGGTCTTTTTGGCATCACCGAGCGGAAAAAAGTTGTCTAGGCTAGCGTCAATGTTCCGTTCCTCCACTCCGCGCCTACGCCAAAACGCTCGGCGCGCTTCGCTGGTCTTTTCGTCCCGACACTCACAGCACGGCGCAAAGGCTGGCGTAAATGTTCCGCTGTCGCGTGAGCGGGCAATCGTCTCGTCCCATGCCGGTTCCCGCATGACTAGCGGATGATGTCGGCAAGGTTTCGGTCGAAGATCGGAAAACATGGGACGCAAAGAGTCCCGAAACTCCGCAGCCCTTTTCGCTGTCCGCTCGAAAACGCCAACAATTTCCGGCATCAAAGAACCGATTTCCACCACGTTGTCGAGTCCGATAAGGCTGTCTCTGCGTCGGCTGTCGCGTGAGGTTGCGCGCTCTGCTAGCAGAGCGTCAGCTTCGGCTTGTCGGGTCTTGAACGCTTCGACTTCGGCTTCGAGGCGGGCGCGGCTGGTTTCAGTGGAGTCGTGTTCCATGTCAGAATTTCTCGTCGGGGTCGGCCACGGTGTCGGCAGTCATAAAGCGAGAGTTTACAGGCGAAAGCTCGTCCTCCCATCGTCTTTGGTTCAGCCACGTTGCCGGGTTTGGAATAAATTGCCCGCCGTCTTTCGTCCATTGATCGGATGTTTTGAACGCCCGAACAGTTGTCAAAATCTTTGGGAGGAATTGAGCGCATCCGTTTTTCATCCAAGCGGCCTCCGCGTTAGCAATTGCGATTTTCTTCGGGTAGGCTGTCCAAAATTCTCGAAAGGCCGGACATTCCAAGCGAAGCACCACTTTCCTTGTCCTCTTCGCCGCTTGCGGCGGGGAAGGTGGTAGGGTTGTATCTGCTTCTTCTTCTGATTCTCCCTCTGCTTCTGAATGTGTTACATCGCTTAACAGAGTTTTACATGGGGTTACATCGTTAGCTTTCAGCCCTTTACGACGCCGCTGCATATACTCACGCATGTATGCGCGCTTCTCGTCATTCGTCTTAATCTGCCGATAGGTGATGTAGTTAACCACGCGATAGCCGCGCCCGTTTTCGCTCGAAACGATCCTTCGGCCCTCAAAAACCTGTGAGTTTGAGTCGGGGTCTGGTTCCATCAATTCTGCGATGCAACGGCGAAACGTATCCAGCGGAAGGTTGACAGTGCGGGCAAGCGCGATGTCGGTGCCGATCACGTCGCCGGTCGAGTCGGCAATGGCGAGCAGCATCATAAAGCAGTAGCGAACCTCAACGTCCTCTTCCATCAGAGAGCTTTGAGCAATTCGGGAAAACAGTTTGGCATACATGGAAGGAATCATAAACTACGTTAAGTTAACTGTAAAGCGTTGTTTTACAAAGAGTTTAACGGCGCATCACCCCCGCGCCGATTGCAAGCGGTTTTCTTCGCCTCTGATCGTTTTCCCGGCGTCGGCAGAACGATTCACCGCAACCTCCAAACAATCGCCCGTTTCCCGCTCGCGTTTGGCCGGCGCTCGCCGCTGGTCGTCGTGTAGCGAGTCATTTCGTCCAGTCGGTTCGCTTCCACCCGGCTGCTTTGCGCGCCTCAAATATCAGGCGCTTTGTGGTCACGTCCTTTCCCTGCCATTCACAGCCCGCGAGTTCGCGGATCATGCGGCGGAGCGTTTCGAGTTCTTCCTTGGCGTCTTTGGTTTTCATCGGGCATCCTTTCATTTCGTCGTCCAGTATTGGCGTTGGTTCATCCTGCGCGGGCCGGATCGCCCCGCACTCAAAGCATTGCTCCATCGTCTCCCATGCGTGGTTGCAGGCGCTTTGCGGCATCAGCAAAGAGCCAAGCTCCGTCATCTCGTCTGGCGTAAGCGGGACGGGCGGCTTCATACTCCACACATTCCCTCGCACTCGTTTTGAAACATGACTTGCTGGCCGTGGTCTTCATCGGTGGAGAAATCAACGTCCAACAAAGGCACCCGCGAATTATGCAGGTATGGAACTGAGTCAAGACGGTCTATCTTTTCCGCCGCCTCCTGCATCCGCATTTCATAGACGACTGCCGCCGCGAACGCCTCCGGCTCGGTGTCGCGCAACCTCCGCCATTCGTTGTCTGAATGGTAGGGGCAAAATGAGCAGCTTGAACGCGGCGGCGTCGGAAAACCGCGTTCCTGCATCCACGCCAGACATTGACGGCGGCTGAAAGTTTTCGCCCCGTCAATCAGCGGGAAAATGTGGCTGATTCCGGCGATTCTGCTTGGCTTCATTCGGCTCGCCTCATCACTTGAAATTCCAATCCAAACTATTGCCTGGGACGTTCCGCGTTCGCGGTCAATCGCCTTGCGTAACGGGGTCAATTTGTGCTTATCCGTGCATTGCCGAAACCAAGTGCCGCGCTCGCCAGTGGCGGAAAGAGTGAAGGCAGGAACAAGGTGGGAAAGGTATTTTGCTCCTTCCGTTCTGGACGATTCCCTCACCCGCGTTGAGGTTTCAGCCAAGTCTCCAGCCGTCACCCGATGCACTGGAAACGGCAGTTGCTTTTCCAGCCAGTCAAGCCAGCGATAAACGCTCTGCGGCTCCGCCTGCGTATCGGCAAAGATCGCACAAGACGGCATTGGCGTAATCTCGCCGCGCGCGGCCATCAGCGCCATCGTGCTGCTTTGCACGCCTGCGCCAAGGCTGATTATGTGAATTGGCTCAGCCGAAAGTGGATAAACTGGCGGTGCTTTTAATGTCATCGCGTGCAGCTCGTCCATTCGAGCGGTCTGCGCCGCCGTCATTGGTTCCGTAGCGTGCCAGAGCAGGCACAGGGCGTCGTATTCGGTTCGTTCAGTGGTTGTCATAGGGTCAGCCTCCAAACAATCGCCCGTTTCCCGCTCGCGTTTGGCCGGCGCTCGCCCGTGTCGGTGATAAGGCCGAGCCGCTTTAGCTCCGTAGTACGCGGCCTGACAGCGAGCACAGACTCGCCAAGCACGGCGGCGCACTCGTCCGCTGTCCGGTCCTGCGCCAGCGCGCCAAGGACCGCCAAGCGCAGCCCTGTGACGCGGCTGGCCATGTCCTTCGCGGCCTCGCGGCTGGTGTCCGTGTCGCGGTGTCCCGGCGCGGACGGGTAGCGGGCTGCGAGAGTGAACAGGTCGTCGGTCATGGCAGCTTGGCGGCGAGATCGAGCGCGGCCTTAGCGTCCGTAGCGGCTGCGGTGTTTTTGTCGCCCATCCTCACTCCGGCCCGAGGTGCAACGCACTCCGCCCACTCAAGGAGGTTTTGCAGCGCCTCGGCCAGCGCCCGACGCGCCGTGCGCTCGGCATCCCGCTCAGCCAATAGCATCCGCATAGCTTGTTCTTCGGGTGTGTTCACAAATTGGCTCCTTTGATTGTTTCGCGTTCTAACGCCGCAACAACCTGCTCGGTGACGATCCGTTGCTGCCGAGCATACTCCAGCGCCGGACACGGCTCCGGCCCGTTGTCGCGGTTCCTGTCCGCTTGCTCCGCCTCGCGTTCCGCTTCAATCGCTTTTGCAAGCCGTTTGCGCGCGGCTTCCAGCGGCGGCAGCGGCGTTTCTGGTATGTCGAAAAGGTTCACGTCGTCACCTCCAATGCCCGCGAGCCGTCCCACTCGGGGTCGGGTCTGCCGTGCAACGCCTCGCGCAGTTCGCGGATTTCGCGCTCCTGGTCGGCAATAATCAGGTCGCGAGTCTCGACCATGCGGCGCGAGGCTTCGAGCAGGGTTTGCAGTTCTTCGCTCATTCTTGTTCCTCCGGGTGCGGCAGCTTCTTCCACATCTGCGTTATCAGTTTCGCTTCGTCCAGCGTCAAGCCCAGCTTCACCTTGAATGTGTCGCTGTGTGAGCCGAGTAGCTTTGTCAACGCGTCGGCCTCGGCTTCGTTCAGGTGGATCGTAATGTGCTTTTCTACTTTCATAATGGGTAAGTGATGGTTATTAGCGTGTGCTCCGCTTCGCCTTTCGCGGCCTTGCGTTGCGTTGTTTCGAGTGTGATTTTGTCCGGCTCATCTCCGCGAATGACGCCGATATATCGGAGACAGTCGAGAGTCCACTTTTCGCACAGATTGTCGGGATCGAGCAGGCGTTTTCGGACAGACTCAAAGCGGATATGAACTCGGTCTGCTGCCATTTCTTTAGCTTGGCCCTCTGCCAGTGGCCCATGCTGAGTATCTTGTTCCAGCTTGGGAGTCGTCCCGGTATTATTAGTTTGAGGATTAGCATTTGGTTTTCTAAGCGCGGGCTCGCGGTGCATACAGCGCCGCATTGCGTCTGTCATTTCGGTCATAAGTTTGTCGAAAGCCCTAGCCTCTTCGGCGCTCCCCTCGTCCGTTTCCCACCACGCGTCCCATCGGTCTTGCTCGGGCATTGGAAAGTAGTGCCGGGATTCTCCCGCCCGGCGTCGGGTGTGTGAACAGGGGGTTAGAAGTCCTCGGGCAAGTCAGGCCCGCCGTCGTTGTCGCTGACCGGAGGCTTAGGCTTGGCTGGCGCTGCCGCCTCGGGCTTCTTTGGATGGATGCGGCAGACCATACTCGTCTCGCCCTTGTCATTCGTGAACGGCGTTGACATAATGCGGATGCGCTTGCCGATCCAGTCATCAGTGTCGGGGCCGTAAAAGCCCATCACGATGTTACGCATGCCGACGTTGCAGATCATGCCTTTGTCTTCGCCCTTGAAGTGCAGAGCAACCTTGCGGTCTTTCTGTCCTGGACGTTGGCGGCTGTCAAACTCGACAATTTCCACGTCGCTAATAATCACGGTGCGCGGGTCTTCGATTTCATCACCAGACAGCCACTTGCTCGGGAACTCTTCGTTTAGGTTCATTTCGTTTCGTTTCTTTCTTTTTGTTTGTCATCGGTCTTCCCGGATGCGGATGCCAGTTCTCCTGGCGGATAGTTGTCGAGGTTGCTGATCGGAATGTTGACGAGGCCAACGAGCGGCAGCGGAAAGTCTTCCATCTCGGCCCGCATATCGGCGGCGTCCATTTCGCGCCGTCCGCGCAACTCGTCCGCAACCTCGCGTGCGACGCGGCGTGGCAGTTCTTCGGATGGCAGGCTGGCGCTCACCTGTTTCCCTCCTGTCTTACTTTGCAGGCCGCGCGCTGTTCCGCTGCCACCACGTCCGGCAGCATGTGCTTGAGCGGATTCATTTCGCCCATGTAGCGGTATCCTTCGGCGTTCTGCTTTTCCAGTGCAGCCGCTTTGCCAGCGCGCATGTCCTCATCCTCGCGCATTGCGGCCATAGCCTGCTCCCACGGTGTAAGTGGTGTGCTCATATTCAATATCCAAACTGGTTCAGCCCATTTCGCTCGAAAAACTCTCGGCAGCGTTGGGTGATTTCGATGTATGAAAACGTCCCGATGGTCGTCTTGGGTTTGCGTCCTGCAACGTAAGGAGGCGATTTGCTGTCTGTGTCGGCACAGCTCTGACACATCTTCGCGTTGCCGCGCTTTACTGTCGCCGGTTTGCTGCAATCGCAAAATTGCCTTAGCAGGGTATTGTCGGGTTGGCTCATTGAAATAGTCGGGCAATGAGTTGGCAAACGTCGCGCCCGTTTTCCGTGCTGCCTAGTGACCAGACGAGAACGGCGAGCGCGGTCAGGAGCGCAAGCGTGAGCAGCTTCGCTCGGAATAGCGCGAGGTCACGGTCAATCCGCTCGTGGTAGCAAGCGTGTTTCATGTCCATCGCGCGCTTGTGCGCGGAGTCTATATCGCGGTGGTATGCTGGGGTTGTTGGTTTCATAATTCGATGTTAACCCAAACGCCGTTATCTTGGCGCTGGAATTTGAGCCGTGTCAGCATGGACTCGGCGTCGTTGCGGCGCTTGACCGCTTCGCCAAGTGCCTTCACGATCCGCGTCGTCTCGGCTTCTTTCTCGGCGAGTTGCTTTTGCAGTTCTTGATACTTGCCGAGATCAACAAAGCGGGCGGCAAGGAAGGCGGATGCGTTTGGATAGTTCATGCCGGTTAGTTAGCGGGTTTCGTGCCACGTTTGGACTTCTGCTTTGCGCCAAGTGCGGCCATCAACTCACGATTCACAAGCTGGCTCAATGAAGGCGCAAAAGGGTTGTTCTTATAGAAGGAAATCAGCTTGTCTGCGATGTATCCTTGGATTCGGACGTGGCGGGCTTTGCTCATTTGGTGTGGGGCACGTTGGGGCAACGTGGGGCAGTTGTCCAATTCTTTTTTGCTGTCCCCTGCATTTTGTTTGCAACCCGTTGACGCTCAACAAACGTAACCTTGACGGTTACAATTGAATGTGCTAGCAATCCGCACATGAACGCGAACGAAACGCTTCTGGCAGCCGATGAGTTCCAGCTCCTACACCGGGAGCTTGCCCTCTCTGCGCGCACGCAAGCCTTGCGCCGTGCGAACGCAAAAGCCGCCGGGATGGTGCGGCGCATGGACAAGGCCGCGACGTTGCGGCTGCTTGACAAAGCGTCGCAAGCGCGGAACCGTAGCCGGTGAAGTGAATTGAGGCGCGGGCAATACTGGCGACGGCCAGTTAGAGATCAGCAGCCGTGCTGGTTAGTCCGTTCCAAATGACCATAGAAAACCGTGTTGGTGGTCAGCCGCAGAGGTAATACTCCCGGTGCGGACAACGGTTCGCGTCTCATTTCACTTCATCCGCCCGCCCCGTCAGCCACCGCAACAGCGTCGCCGTCGCCAGCGTTGCCACGGCCCAAGCGAGAGCGCAAACCGGGGCTTTCACTCGCGCATCCCTTTCCAGACCACGGCGAGGAAAATGACGAGCGCAACCAGGCCGATGAAGGACGCTCCGAAGGATTGAGAGTTGGCAATCATGGGCGGGCGAATTGCCAGTGCATCCAGTCGAAGTTGCGCGCACGGCCAAGGCTGACCGCGCCCTCGTTTTCGATGATCTTCCACATGGGCAGATACTCCGGTCGGGCAAAGCGGGCGGTCTTGCTCGTCTCGCGTAGTCCGTTGCGGTCGGGGTCGAGGTCCACGGCGCATCCCCAGCTATGGATGCTCCAAGACGATTTGCTCCCGCGCTTGAGGCGCACGTTGAGGCATCCGCCGAACTGGTCGATTCCAAGCTCCCGCAGCTTTTCCAGACCGTAGTGAGCCAGCAGGTTTTGAAAAATCCGCGTCATCGGCGCGGCAACCTTTTCGTGGCAGGTAATCGTGCGAATGGTTTTCGTTTTGTCCCAATCGAGCACCATCGGAAACGGCAGCGCAATGCTGGTTTGGTTCTCGCCCTTCGGCCCGTAGAATTTCGGGCACTGCGCTTCGGTTGGCCAGGTCATCGGAATGTTTCCTCGGTGTCGGGTTGGATGGGGCGATAGCTCAGGTCGTCTCGAAACTGCTCCGCGCTTTCGTGAATTACACGCTGAATGTCCTCGCGCTTTTCGGTGTGCTCGCTCTTGACGTTTTCCGCCACCTGAGTCAGCACGCTCTCGGTGTTGTGTTTCCACGCCACCACGCCGTTGACGCCTAGATACGCCAGCACGGCGGCGGTAAAGGCCAGCATGAAATCCCGAGTGATCGAGACGTATGCGGCGACAATATCCGTCCCTTGTCCGACGAAGGAATACAGGTAGTCCACCTGCTTCCAATAAACGAGCCACAAGGCGCACAGCCCGAAAATTGTCATCAGGAACTTGCGCGAAACAAATGCGGCGGATAGCAGCTTTAGGAATTTCATCGCGGTCCGAAATTTGGGTTTCCGTCCGCGTCAACGGTGCGTTCCGTGTCGGGCCCGGTCGGCGGGCGTTGCGTCCACGGCTCGCCGACGCTTTCCCATGTGCGGTCGGCTTCGCGCGTGGTGAGGCTTGAGCAGCCGGTGAAGAGCAGAGCGGCGGCGAGTATTGGGAATTTCATAGGAATTTCAGGAATGGGATTTGAGCGCGAAAATAGACCAGCGCGGCGACGCTGGCAACCGTGCCTGCGAAAGCCCACCACCACCGCCACGCCCACGTCCTCCACGTCTCAGCCCCGGCGATCTCAACGGCCATCTTGTCCTGGGCTTGTGCGATGGCGACCTCCATTCCGCTGATTGTGAGTCTGAGTTCTTCATTCGATCCACGAAGCGCATCCGTCTCCGACGCGGCGATGCGGAGGGAAAGGATTAGCCGCGCTGTGTCGCCGTCCGGGCGTTCCTTGTTCAGCTTTTCCGCTACCTCCACGGACTCCGCCACGCTTGCCTTCAATCGCCCGATGCTGCCGGTCTGCTTTGCGACGATCTTGCCCGCCTTGGCCGCTTTCGCTGCCACCGGGGCCATGATCTTGCGGGCTTTTACGGGTGCGCTTTGGCATGATGCAAGGAGGATTGCCGCAAGTAGGGCGAGGCGGTTCACTGATGCACCGTAACGCATCCGCGAGCGTGGTCAACAGCCGTTCTGACGACCTGCGCTTCGCTGAGTGCTCGCGCCTTTGCTTCGCGCTTTATCCACGCGGCTTGCGGCTTGGTCACGCCTAGTTTGATGTTGTTGGGGTATCGGGTTTTTTTCATTCTCTTATGTGCGGTTTGAATTTGTCTCGGATCAGCTTGCCAAGCTGCGTTGCTGATAGCACGCGCCACGGCTTGCCGTCCACCTCGGCGGCGAATTGGTCGCGCCGTTTTCCGCGTCGCAAGTCCAACGTGTGCATTTCGCCGGTCAGTCGATTGTGGAAGGTGATGGAATGTTCAAGCCTGCCGCGCCATTCGACTCGAACAAGTTCATCAGACGCGAGCCGCTTGCGCTCCTTGGCATCGCGCCACCGCTGCATTTTCGCGCATGTCTTCACGCGCTTGCGCTGCCAAAAAGATTTCATTCTTCGCATATTCTGTGGTTAGGCGATACGTCTTGCGTGCGGGTGTGCGTCATAATAGTGAACCGAGTTGGTTGCGTGCTCGCGTTCGTGGCATTTCTTGCAAAGCACCAAAAAGCAAGAGTCAGGGTAGTCCCACGGCGCATGATTCTTGTCGCGCAAGTAGTAGGTGTGATGAACTTGCAATGGATTTGCTTTTGCCGCATATCCGTAGCTTCGCTCGCGGCATCGCTGGCACGTTTTACACGCATCGCGAATCAACCGTTTTCTGAGTTGGTTCCATTGATACGTTCTGTATCTCTGTCGGTTTTCCCATTCTGGTGTTCCGTATGTTATCATAAGTCAATCGCGCCTAACCAAGCGGTGCAGCGAACTCGCCGTTCGCGGTTTTCGTGTTGTTGGAAGCCAGCGGCGGCGAGTCGCTGACCTTTTCGTTAGAGCCCAAGCGCGGCTGTTCGGGCGACGGTGTTAAAGGCAAAAATCCACCCCCGCCGCCCGTGAAGAAATCCCGTTGCGAAAGCTCGCCGTGAATCCTCGCAACCGCCGTGTCAAAGTGAGCTTGATCAATCTCGAATCCCACGAAACGCCGTTGCGTACGAAGGCACGCAATCGCAGTCGAGGCGCTCCCGAAATACGGGTCAGCTACCAGCGCGCCGACCGGGATTTTCGCGTGCTCCATGCACCATGCCATCAGCGCGACCGGTTTTTGGTGCGGGTGCAGCTTCGCGCCAGCCGTGGCGATGTTCTCCTCGCCCGCCCGCGCGATTCCGCGCCAGAGCTGGCGGTGCAGCCGCACGGAGCCACCGACATTGCACCACGCCATTTCCGCGTCAGATTGGTTGTCGCTCGCCACCCCATCCCGCTTGTCCCACACGAACCACCGCTTGCTGCTCGGCAGCCGGTGCGCGTAGTGGTTCGCTCCCCAGAGCACCACGACCGGCGCGAGATCAATCAGCGGGCGCGGGTCGAACTCCTCGGCTTCGCCTTCAATCTGCGCCCAATCGCGATCAACGAGCGCCAGTCCCCTTTGCACGTTCACGGCCTTGCGGCTTCGCGCCGGGTCGTAGCCGAATCCATACGGCGGATCAGTCACTACCGCATCCACGCCCGCGAGCAGGTCGCGATGCTCGCGCCAGTCGCCGAGATACAAGGTCAGGCCTGCGGCGGAGTATTTACGAAGTCCCCCCACCCCTTCGGATTCTGCGTGCGGCGCGCCGTCTCCGCGAATGGGCTCTAACCACGCGCTGGAGCCGACACTCTGGGCTGGGATAGTTTGCGCGCTCACGATGGCCCTCCTAGCCCAGCGTGCGGCTCAGCTTTTTCGTTATACCCCTTTTCCGCACTGCCGTTCGCGTCGCACTCTCCAACCCCCGCCCCCAAAGACAGAACACTTTGCGCGAGTCGTTCGACAGCCATAGCGCAGTATTTTTCCTCGCGCTCAATTCCGATGGCGCGAAGTCCCAAGTCTTTCGCGGCGCGCAGCGTGGTCCCGCTTCCCATCCACGGGTCGAGCACGCTCTTTACCTCGCTCACTTGGCCGAGCGTCCAGAGCATCACGCGCAGCGGCTTTTGCGTTGGGTGCCCCAGCCGCTCCGCGTTCGTGGCGCTTATCGAGTGCGAGATTTGCCGGGAGTTTTGGTTCAGGTTCGTCCAGGCGTATTCCACGTTGCCCATGCTCGGCGGCGCGTCCGGCTTATACCACGAGAGCAGGCACCGGGCGCGCGGGAGGTCGTAGTAGTTGCCGCCCCAGATGATTTGCCGCTCGGCTTTTGAGCGAGCCATGCCGATCAGCCATTCCTCGGCGCTGTCATCGTCCCACGCTTCGGCCTGCTTTCCGGCGCGGCGCTGCCACTTGGTTGGCATCGCGGCGAAGCCGATTCCGTAGGGAGGGTCGGTGCAGAGCAGGTCGAGCTTTTTGAGGCGCGGCAGTATCGCGCGGCAGTCGCCGTGAAAGATGGTGATGCCTTCGGCATGGTAGTAGGGACGAAGCTCCGCACCTGCCTCCCACTCCAATTCCCGATTCGACGCGGCGCTCACGTCCAACGGGGTATAACCACGCGCTCCAGCGGACGACTCCGGGCTTGGGAGGTCAGCGGACATCGGTGCTCCTTTCGCCCGGCGTCGCCGCTGAGCTTGAGACGTTCGGCGAATTAGCTTCGATCCACCGTTTCTCAGCCAGTTCCCACATGGCTGCGTTGGCTGGCGACACGCCTTTCTCCCGGCACCATCTCATCATCCACGCCCACTTCGATTCACCGTTATTTGCCGAACCCGGCGATGCAGCGAACGAGTCGCCGCGTTTTGAGTCTGTCGTGTTTTTCATAGGTCTTGGCGCGGCGTCTCGCCGCTGATCTTTGCGTTAGGTATCTTCCCGGCCTCGCAGCGCCGCTGGTTCTCAGCTTTCTTCGCGGCTCGCCGTTCACGTCGTTCCTCCGCCGCGCCCGCCTTGTCGAGGTTGTAGGATATTTCCATTATTTCGGAGTCAGTGAGCGGCACAGGCGGGCTCCACGGCCGCTCCATGTCGCGGCATACCTTTCTCCCAGTCTCACAGTTAGCAGCGCGCCGCTCCAGATACCTACCCAGTCGATCCAGAGAATGATCGCCGAGGCGAGCTTTCACTGAATCTGGAATGTCTTGGACGGCGATCATCTCTGATCTCCCACGGTCGGCGAATCTGGCGCTTCCGAGTCCGCGCCGTCGATGACTTCAAACGTCGTCACTTTCTTCACGAGCACATACACCCGCCCGGTCTCTCGCTCGCGGTTTCGCTTGAGCCAGTATTCAGCATCCTCCTTGCTTTTGGTCGTCTCTTGCGCCCACCACTCCCGGCTGTTGTCCAGTCGGCAGTAGAGGGCATACATTGTTTCTTCTGGTTGCAGTGTCTTCATATTAGTTTGGCTCTTCGCGCGTTTGGTTACGTGCGCCAGACACGCCGACCCACTTGGTGCAGCGAACTGGCGCGAAAGGTTTCAGGCATTCGGTGGCGTCTCTTGCGCCAGTCGTTGACCGCGCACGGTATGCCGCTCTCTATCCTCCGAGCGACGCCTCTGGAAGCACCACAGGCATTCGATCATGCCTTCACGCTCGATGCTCCACAGGTGCTCGCGCATCACACTCGGGCAGTCCATTCGCTTCACGGTTTCCGCGACGGCTTCCACTTTAGGCTGTGCTGTGCGTATAGCGCGAACCTCAGACAGCGGCACCCGCTTGAGCTTTTTGAGACCATAGACGTAAAGCATGACCGTATCGCTTTGTGGCGCGAAATACACCTCAGCCCGGCGTGAGCATGGATTTCCACGCCCGTTTGTTGTGCGCCAATTCACAATGTCGCCCGATTTAATGCCGCTCATAAGTGACCCCACTTTGCCCCCGCTTATGCGCCTGTCAACGGAAAGTTTTCGCGGGCTGAACCTGGCCCGAGACTAGGCGGCGTCTTCCTCCGGTCGCTCCGTGGTGGCGTCCACCGGCTCCACAATCCCTAGGATGCCGAGCAGCGTCTTGCCGTCCTCGGACAAAATCGGCTTGCCGCTGGCGAAGCTGTTTTTCCAGCTTCGTTCCCCCCTCACTGCATACTCCACGTTATACGGCTCGTGATACATAATGGTCCGGTCAAGAGCCTCGCGGACTTTCCTTCGATGGTCGGGATGGATTCGCGCCTGGTATCCGCTGCCCAGCATTTCGCGCACTGGCAAACCAAAATAAGTCGCGCATGCCGGATTGACCCATTCGGCATTGCCTTCCGCGTCGCATCTCCACATCGGAGTTGGCGAGCTTTCGAGAGCCAGTTCGGCCATTTTGGCGTTCACGCGATGCCCGTCCAGAAGAGCGCGAAAGCCGTCCCGAATCGTCGCGATGATCTCATCGTCCTTCGCGGACTTCTCGCGGAAATCGGCGGATAGAGTTTTGAGCGATTCCGCGATTGAGCGCATCGCGGCAGCGCTTTCTGCGCGCTCTACCTTTCCGGCGTTCCACCATTGCGCGATGCGCTTTCTCGCCAGCGCCAGCCACGCGACGATCCCGGACAGAAGCAGTCCGACGCCGTAGGCTACTCCTTCGCGCACCGCTGCGTCGCCGATGTGGGTTTCGTCGCTCATGCGAGAGCGGCGAGCGCGGCGGCGTGTGCGGCGGCAGCGGCCTGTGCGGCGGCGAGGTCTGCCTCGATCTTCGCCCGGCGCGCTGCGGTGGTGTAGGAGCGGGCTTGCGCGATGACCGCTGCGACGGCATCCAAGTCGCCACTGGCGTGTGCGGTTTCGGCGGCAGTCACGAGCGCGTCAAGGTTGGTTTGGATTGCGAGCTTCGCGGCCTCCACAGCGGCGGCTTGGTCGGTTGCGGCTTGTGCGAGAGCTGCGGCGTGCTGGTCTGCCAGCGCGGCCAGCGCGGCAGCGTGAGCGTCGGTGGCAGCTTGGCGCGCGAGGTTCGTTTCAGTGGCTTGGTCGGCGAGTTGCGCGTCTTTCGCGTCAAGCTGCGCTTTGATGTCGAGCCATAGCTGGCCGGATTCGGTTTGAATTGTGAATAGGTCTTTCATTGGTTTTTAGGTGGCGATTATTCCGGCGGATCGGAGTCTGGCGAGTAGTGCGTTGAATTGCGTGGTCAGGTCCATCAGCACGCCGCTACTGTCCGCCACGGCGGCTGGTTGCACTACTGGAGTGACATTCCAGAATCCGATCTTCTGCGTGGTAGCCGTGCCAATCTTCGTGCCGGTCGTGGTGTTGACCGCGATGTTCTGCGCGTCTCCAAGTGTGATTCCGCCATTGGCCGTAAGCAGTCCGGTCAGCGTGGTGGCTCCGGTGACGGCGAGCGTGCCAGGTATGGAAAAAGCGCCGCCACTTGTGACCGAGAACATGGTTGATCCACTGCTGTTGACTCCGCTCGTCACAATAAGCGAACCCGATGCTGTGCCGACGTATGTATGCCCGTTTGTGGCATGGACAAATACACTAAACGTGCCTGCCGCAGTGGTGGACATCTTAAAGGCTGGCCCTACGGATGCCGCCCCGCTAATGGTCAGTGATGCCCCTGCTGCAGCTCCGTTCCTGTCCGTTGATTCGGAGATGGTTTGCGTCGCGGTGAGCGTCTGCGCCGCATCGGTGCGCGCCAGCGTCGCAGTGGTCGTCGGGAAGGTGTAGGTGCGCGCCGTTGCCGCCGATGGGAAAGCGAACGTCGGGAGGTCGGTGCCGCTGGTGGTTAAGTTTGCGCCGAGCGTCAGGCTTTTCCCGTTGACCGCCAGCGTGGTGAAGCTCCCCGCCAGCGTGCCGCCGGTGATGTCGCTAGTCAGCGCGATGGTGCCGCCGCCGGCTGGGCCAGTCAGTGCGCCTGCTCCGGTGATGATGCTGCCGCCTGCCGTGGTGTCAATGTTTCCGCCACCGTTGCTGGTGTTTATGCTGCCGCCTGCTCCGCTGCTGCCGCCGCTGGTGTTAATGGAGCCGCCAGCTTGGTTTCCTATATCACTAGAAGTGTCAATGTTGCCACCAAAAGCACTTCCGTTGCCACCAGTGTTGATATATCCGCCGTTGACGCTGGTGTTGATGCTGCCCTCCATCGTGAGCGTGCCCGAGCCTGTGATCGTGATACCATTGATGCTCGTCGCCGTGGCCGCGCCCAAGCTCGGCGTGGTGAAACTCGGGCTTGTCGTCATCGCCACGCTGCCGGTGCCGCTGATGGCATAGCCTCCAAAAGCGCCGTTGTTGTTGTATTGAACCTGTGTGTTACTGCCTCCGGGTGCCCCAGCATTGTCAGCCGTCCAACTCAGCGTTGTTGCGCCGTCGGTGGTCAGCTTGTAGCCATTCGTCCCCGCCGCGCTCGGGAACGTGAGCGAGAGCGGGAATGTTACGGTCTTGCCAGCGGCGACGACAATTACGCCATCCACATTGTCCGTCGGCGTCCCGCTCAGGCTGTATCCCGGCGTGATTTGCAGTTCCAATGGAGTCGTGAGTATGCCGTTGGCGCTGTCGTAAAGTTCCAGCGCACACCACGTATTCCGATACGTCTGCAAAAACGTGTTCAGTTGCGCGCTGTTAAGCGGCGAGACGGTGAAAGTATAGAGCGTGGTGTCGCTCAGGACAGGCGCGGAAAGCTGGATGAGGTAGCCGCCGGTGAAGTCGTTCAACGCCTTTATGCCAGATGCGGTGAAGACCGGGGCAGTCAGCGCCACCGCTACGCCGCCTTGCACGAACCGCACGGCGAACTTCACGATGTCACCCTGGACGAGGCCGGCCAACGGTCCTTGCTCCGTGGTGCCAAGCAGGTCGCTCGTCCACTTCCGCGAATCCATGTTCCAGAACGTCGTTACGGTGATGGTCGCCATAGGTTTTCACCCAAAAGGGCGGTCCCGATTGCTCAGGACCGCCCGGTTGATGGTTGCGGGTTGCTTACAGGCCGCTCGTGCAGACCGTCACGGCTTGATCGTTCTGGCAACGCTTGTAGAACAGCACCCAGCCGTAGTTGGTGTGGATCGGTTCCGGCGCGTAGTAGAACTCGGCGAAGTGCGCTCCCCACTTGTGCAGCGGGTCGAAGCACACGTTGTTCGATACGATGCGCTCTCCGCCCGTGACGAACTTCCAGTCGCCAGTCCACATGCCTGGATCGAAGTCGAGTCCGGCGTTGTCCGGTGTTAGGATGTCCGCCTTGAACTGGCGACGATGCGGGATGACGATGGCTTCGTATTCCGCGTTTTGATACGCGCTAGTTTCCACGGACTTCTGACCGTGCGTGGCGTCCGTGAACTCGAACTGCTCGACCTCGACGAGAGTTTGGTTGTTCCAAGTGAACCGAGGCGGATTCGTGACTGGAGCGAACCGGAAGTTCTTGATCTGCCGGGAAGCGCCGATTGCCTTCATGGTTTCGGCCATTGCGCCCTTGCCCATGTCGGCATACTGGAAGTCCTGACGGAAGGCGGTAGGAGCGGAAGCGGGTCCGTTCATAAACAGGCGATTCAGCGCCTCCAGGCCGATGAAGGCAGGGAACACTGGACCGTCCGGCCCCATCTCAATCACGTCGCCGTCCGAGTTGGCCGCGCCATCGCCGATTAGGCGAACAGCAACGCCGTCCAACCAAGTCCAGTTCAACTGCGAAGTCGGCTTCACGGTCGGGTTAGTGGTGGCGGTGACGACATTGGAGAAACCGCCCGCAGCGAGGGACATCTTGTTCGAGAACTTGATGATCTGGTCGCGGAACTCCAAGTCGATCTTACGCTTCACGTAGTGGGCAAGCGACGGGATGTAGTGCTGCTGAATGAACTTGGTCGGCTGATGCGCGAAGGTGAGCGTGTCGCGGCAGATGGACGGCCCTTGAAGCTGGAGCTTGCGGGGCGAGTATTGCAGCGTGTCGAAGCCGACCGGAACAGCAGTAAAGCTGTCCGCGCATATGCCGCCAGTGATGGTCGGCCCGGTAGTGCCGGAACCAGCGCCGTCAAGAGTGACGGCAGACCAGCCAGCGGATTTGCTGTCAGGTTCGACGCGACCGGCGATGAATGTGGACATCGTAACGCCCGCGTTCTTGGGGAACACGCCGCGTTCGACGAAGTTGAAGTAAGGCGTCGCCGGAGTGGGGATGCCGTAAATTTCTCTGCCGAGATACTCGGTCGCGATTTGGATTGCTGAAAACGGATTGGGACAGGCCATGAGAGTAGGTAGGTAAAACTGCGTGTGTGGACGTGAAACCGTGCGAAATCCCCGCCGATAGCAGGCGCACGTTTTGGTTTCAGGCGGGCCAATCCCTGTGATACAGCCCAAGTTTTACCGGAGGAGCACGGCTGAATAGAACCTCTGAACAGGTTTTTACGGCACTTCCGTAAAAAGGTCAACGATTATTTTTGAAACCCCACGCCATTACAGTATTTCAACCAGCCTCTCGAATGTTTTTTTGTCACAATCCGACAATGGTTGGCGAACATGAAGTTCGGTGTAGTACCCTTCTTTCAATAATTGATCGTCGGGTGCAATCTGCGTAATACCAAGTGTGCGATCCAGCCAATCTGTCCAGCAGTCACGAAAAAGGGTTCGCACTTTCAGCCCTTGGCATTGCTGCATTAAATTAGCAAATGTCACCTCATCATTTCCCCAGCCAATAGAGGTTTCTGCGTATCCGTAATTTGCGCCAGGCTTTCGCTCCCACGTCCATTCAATGAGCTCTGTGAAATCCATTGGAGCCGGATTCATTATGCGAGTCCATACATCGTGGTGAGCAACAATACTGCCAGTCGGAACGTGGGTAATGTCTCCGATGGATGTTGCTAATTCGTCATAAGGCACCTTGTCCACTGCGTCAGTAAATTGTCGGCTGGCGGGAAATTGATCCATTCCACAAACCCTAATTACCTCTCCCGGAAACAGGCGCGGCCCATGAATAATTGCCATTGTCGCTTTCCAGTTGCGTCCGGGTGGCGGGGTGAACGGAACTTTGCTCTTGTCGTAAAGAACGCGAACATCCCCGGTGGACGGGATCAAATGTTCGTTTTCTCCATTTGCAACAAATACCAAGGCCGTTTCAATGCCGAGCTTTGCCCAAATACGCTGGTGCATTTCGTAAAAACCCTCATAAAATGGGTTTCCATCCCAAACCAGCATTATTCGGTCAATTTTCATGGCCTATCCAAACTCAGGAATTGGATGGGTTTTGGATACGACTAAAGTAAATGGGCCGTAACGCGTATAAGTTCGGTTGAAGCATCCGCGACCCGCGATCCATCCATCCAAAATTTGTTTGTATTCAGGGAAATTAGCGTCGTGAAACAAAACAAACCGAGCGGAATCGAAGAACAAATTAAGTCGGTCAACTCGCGTATCCGCTTGGTCATCTACCAAAACCAATCCCCATTGCTGCTTTGCTAGTTCCTGCAACAGAGCGTCTGTTTGTTTAAGAACTTGGTGTCCGTGTGTGGAATAGCTTGTGAACTGTTCTCTCCAGCTATCGTCCAATTCAGTTGTGACCAGCGGAAGATTTAGCGCCGAACAAATTGCGTGAAGGCATGGCGTTGAGAAGTGTCCGCATCCAATTTCCAAAACAGGACCTTCGCATACTGCCGCGCAGGCCATAAGCGCCGGAAGATGACTCCCCCAATTTAGCGTTTCAATCATGATGTTAATTCCAGGTTAGGCCGTAGGCTTCGATGTCCTTTGGATGGACTGGAGTATGTGGATCGCGGAACATATCGTCACCGCAAATCTGCTGCCAGAACTCGTTTTCCATAGAAAAATGCAAAAACTTGTCATTCATCTGCCGGAATAGGTAAAGCGTGAACAGCGCGCCGGTATGATTTGGAGTCCAGAACAGGCGCGTATGCCGCCAGTTGTTTCGGAAGTAATCAGCCATCTCAGGGAAGCTGGTTTTAGCGCAGAGGTCGCAAAACTTTTCCACCGCTGCCAATCCACGCTCCTTCCAATCTTCCGGCACTTCGCCGAACGCCGCGAAATCGTTGTAGAGAATGAAATGATCGTGAAAGTTTGGGATGCTGATGTCGGTTTCCGCTTTCATCCCGAACTGGTAGATATTCTTGGATGCCTCACGCGAGGTATTGAACATCCCGTAGTTTCCGTAGTGTTCGTGAATGAATATCTCGGTGTCTCCTATCACGGAAAGGATTCCGCTGTTGATTTCCAGAGCGTCAATTGCCTTTTCCAAATCCACCAGTTCGTCCACTGAGTTCCAGTGCCAGTCAAACGGGTTGATGTAACGGATTGTCAGTCCGTTTCCGCTCATCTCGTTCCACGTTGCGAGATAGTTCAGGAACGCCATCGTGCGACAGGAGCCGACAATCAGCACGCGACGCGGCCCGCTGCCGGTCTGATAGAATCCCTCCCGCAGTTGCGACCGCTTTGTGTCGAAGGTGTAAATCATACCAGCGCCGCCTCCATGTTCTTGCGAATGTCATCGTTGAGTCCGCCCCACGAATACGACTGATGCACGAACGGAACACCCAATTTCTCATCCGTATTCTGCCACTGGACTTTGCTCCGATGAAAATACCACAGCCAAGCGCCGATGACGTTCCATTCGCTGAACTCATGTCCCGGCTGCGCGATGATGTAGCTTTCCAAGCTCATGCCGTGCTTTTGCCAGAAGAACTCGCGTAATCCGTGCAGCATCCATCGCTGAACGCTCAGTGGATGCCGCCGCATGAACTCGTAGTCCGGCAGTACCCCAATGGCTTTTTCCACCACCTTCCGCCATGTCATCGTGTTCGGATCGTTCAGGCTGGCGTATGGCGTGTAAAGCCACGGCGCAAACGCATCTCCAGCCGAGATTGGCCGAGTGAATATCGTATCGCTATCCATGCAGAGAAACACGTCAGCGTCCGAAAAGCAGTCCGCGTGCAGCTTGGTAAGTTGCTGGTGCATGTATCCGTCGCATCCTTCATGCACAAAGAACACCTTTTCGACTGGCCCGGTCGGTGGCGTTTGTCCATTCGGCACCACCACAATTACGTTCCTGAATCCGGTGGCGAATCTCTGAATGGAACGAAGGCAGTATTTCAACCACTCGAAATCCTTTTCGTAGCTGCGAATGAAGATGTCGCAGTTCACTTCTTCCTCCCGGCACGCGCCTTCGCCATCCTGTCCTTTGCGGCCTGAATCTGTTCCAGCGTGCGCTGTTTTTTTCCTTCTGTAACCGAAGTTGTTACAGTTTGTAATTTCAGCTTTTCTTCTAGTTCCGCGATTCTCCGCAGCAGTGCATCCGTGTCCACAGTTGCGGGGGCTTGACTTGAACAAGCTCCTACCGCCGATGAGTGCGGCTGTGCTGCGATTACACCACCCCGCGATTCGCGCAGACGATCCATTAGGCTGCCGTCCTTGTTACGATGGAAAAGCACGGCACCCGGTTCAATGATGGACAGCGATGCTGCGTCAGGAAAAATCGGAGGACCGCTGTTCGGGTCTTCCCACACCCGATAGAACTTGTCGTGAATCAGCGCGGTATGATGCGTGAACGGCGTGAACTCCTCCGCCAAGAATACGTCCCACGGGATGTTTGAAAGCTCCCACAGGCGAATGGTGTAGTCTCGCACCCTGCCTGGATACACTCCCACGCCGCTATTGTGCGAGCGCGTAGGCGTAATCACCTTGTCCAGCATGAACGGCTTCTTGGCCGCAAGGTATTCGTCCTCGATCTTGTCCAACCACTCCGGCACCAGCGGCACGGCATCCGGTTCCATCCAGAACCACGGAACATTGAACTGGTCAGCAACGGTCTTCACGCACTCATGCCACATGATATTGGCAATGGCCGGGTAAGTCGTCTCCGAGTCGCTAATCTTGAATCCGCCGACGTGGTTGAAGTGCGGTTTGAGGATTTCGTGAATCGGGTCCGGCGTGGTGTCTTCGTGAAATGCTAGCAGCAGATCATGCCGGGACGTGCCACCTAATTCTGCAATCCAGTTGGCAAGACGAACGGTTGTCGCCTTGTCTTTCTGGCAGAACGCAATGACGAGAATCACGGCTTTCCTCCAGACATACCAGCACGCTCCAGCGAACCGGCTCCGCTTCGCTTCGCCATTCGCTGAGCTTGTTTTTTAGGCGACTGAGCACCCTGCATCTCGTTCGATTTATTCATATTATGACATCCGCAGACCTAATTGATTTTCTTGATGGTATATTCACCAGCGGCGCATCTGTTTCAGAATGGAAACCGAAAGTTATCAGCATACGTGACCAAGCCGCTGCGTTTGACAGGTCTTTTTCCGAATTGAAGGCTAGAAATGAATCGCTCGTTATCAGCCTTGAGACGGCAGAACTTCGCAATTCGGCGCTGCTCGCAACACATCTGGAGCTTCAACAAGAACATGCGAAGTTCAAGGAAGCGCAGGCGAATAATGATAAGCAGCGATGGAACGACTTTGCGGACAAAAGCGATCCTCCAGACACTTTTACAGATGACGGATTCTAGCCGCAATCCAACGTCGCCCAACCATGCGCTCCAGCGAACTGCTTCGGCTCGCGGACTCGCCTCCGCAGTCGCTGAGCTTGGGGTCGGTATGTCGTTAGTATTCATTGCCCGAACGCCTCCGCAATCATGGAGCTAAACGGCTTCTTGTTGCCAACTTCTGCCGCTGCCCCGCGCTGCGTCAGAGACGGTGAACGTCCATGAATCGCTTTCAGTTCCTTCTCCATTTCAGCAACCTTTGATTCCAGTGCCGCCTCGCGTTCGCGAGTTTCCAGAAACAGTTCACGATAAACCGGCATGGCCTTCGCCTCAATCACCGCCTCCACATCGGCGTAGGGATTTTCCTGAATGTAAGCGCGGGCGCTTTCCACAACGGCCTTTGACTTGGTGTTCCAATCTTCGTGACCGTCCACTTGGTTTAGGATTTCCAGCCGCGCCTTGAGCCGCTTGGTCGTGTCCTCGAATTGCAAGAACTTGGTTTTTACGAACTCGCCATGCTCGGCCAGCTTGTCCAGACGCTCGCGTTCCGTGCGCTGTTCCAAATACGTCTTGGCATTGGCCCGCTCCGACTCGGCGCGCTCATGCAACTCGTCCATCTTCTCAATGATGCGGCCAAGCCGACCGCTTTGCACCGGGTCAAGGTCAAGCGCCAGATCGCGCAGCGCGTTGGCCCGCGCCTTTCCGGTCAGTGACAGTGCCGCAGTCAGTTCCTCCGGGTTTGCGTCGATTTCTTCGGCAAATGCTTTGGCGCGTTGCATCTCGCGGTTGCGCGGTTCTACGATTTCGCGCTGGAAACTCTCGCTCGATTCCAGGTCAACCCGCGCCACCTTAGTCTCGTATTCAGACAGCTTCTTGTCGCGCTCGGCAAGCTGCTTTTCCAGCGTCTCAGGATCGCGGCCTTTGGATTTCCACTCCTCTATTTGCTTCTCAAGTTCCGCCCGCTTGGTCGCCTCTTCTCGCGCCGTTTTCTTCAACGCCTCCCACCCTGCCTTGCCCTTGGCGTCCAGCTTTGGCGGCTCGGCGATTTCATCCGCAGCAGCTTTGGCTGGCGGCGCTTCTTCGGGCGGCTTCGCGTCGGCGTCCGGCTTCTTGAACAGTGTGTCAGGAACCGACTTAGAGCTTTCCTTAGCAGCCTCGGCAGGCTTGGCGACTGCTTCCGGTTTGGTTTCGACAGGTGGCGCGTCGTCTCCCTTGAACGCATTTTCCAGCGCCGCATGAAACGGGCTTGGCTTGTTTTCGGCTGGCGGTGCTTCCGCGATGGTGGTGCTCATATTTTTTCAGGTTCTCCGAATTTGTCGTCCGGCTCAAAATGTTTGTCCTGCTCGGTGGATAGTGAAACGAGGAAGGCGCGCAGCCGTTCATGCCCTCGAATCTCAGCGGCCAGCACGGGTCCACCGTGCAGAACGTCCGCATCACTTCGCACGGCAATGATTCGCGAAGGGCTTTCATCATCTATCGCTGATAAAAGCGCCGAGAAGATTGGTCTGCCTGCCAGTTTGCGCCAGTCCGCGCCCCACTCCTTAATGAAATCCGCCTTAGTCATTTCTCATCGGTTTTTTCGGTTGCTGCCTTTTCCATGTCCATCGCTGTATAGGCGCGACTCTCTGCCGTGGAACGGTTGATGGATGCTGCCGTATCAGCGTCTTCCATTGCGATTTTAGCATCCTGCTTCGCCTTGGCTAAAATAGCATCGAATTGCGCTTGTTGCAGCTTCATCTGCTGATCGAACGCTTGCTTCTGCTCGCGCAGTTGCATCGTAGCCTGCTCTTTCTCGGCTTTGATCGCCAGATTGCCCTGCACCTTCGCCATCTCAGGCGTCGGCTGGTCAGGCGGCGGAGGCGCGTCTTCTGCCTGCTGTTCCAGCATGGCTTCAAGTTGATCCTTGAACGCAGCCATCTCATCCAACGCCATCTTGAACTGCTTGTATTCGCGTTTGCGCGTAGGATTTCCAGCGAGCTTGGCAAGATGTTCTCCCGCGTGTTTGCCTTTCGCCTCCAATCGTTTGTCGCACTCTTCCGGTGCCTGCTCTCCGGCTTGGCACATCGCCATATCTTTCTGCATAGACGGAATGTGAACCTCCAGATGAATGACGTGATTTTGTCCCGGCACAACCATCGCCTCCGCCTCTTCGCCAAGCATCGAGAAGCCATTGTCTTCCTGCGCCGCAAGTGCCGCATCGTTAGTGGCGTCCCGTCCGGTTGTGAGACTTGGAACAATGGCGTCAACGCTGTGGAAGCTCGTCATCACCGAAACGAACTGGCGTTTGATTTCGTTCTGCCCCACCTCATCAAAGCGGTCTATGTTCGCCATCAACTGATTGACGATTTCAATTCGCATGGCTGCGCTGCCAAGCCCCAGCGAACGATTGGCGCGGATGCCTGTCACAGCCTGCAACGCTTTATGCTCCACTCCCAGCTTGTCGCAAAGTTTGTAGCACCGTTCCTGAAACTTTAGCGCCTCTTTTGCGCCAGAATGCCAAGGCTTCAAATCAGGGTTTGTCGCCCGACGCCACATCTCCGAATACTGCCGGTCTTTGCATCGCATGTATCGGTTGTGCAGTCCCTTGGAAACCTTCGCGCGCTCAGCGGCGCGAATCATCGCGCCCTTGGCGGTTTCCTCCACGGTCGGCGCGGCCAAGTCATTCTGGTTGGATGCTGCGGTGTTCTGGATTAACGTTTGCGTGAACGCCGCAGACACTTCCAGCGCCGGATTGATCCCCTGACTCATGTTCAACTGGAGCGGGTTGATTCCGTTCGGGATGAAGTTGCCGCCACCCCATTTGACCATCTTGAAGTCTTCCAACTTGGCGTTCGTGGTCGGTTGCCACATCGGCTTGATGCCTGTTACCACAAGGTCAGCAATGCTGTTGTCAATCTGATTCAGCAACGCGCAGAAAGGATAAATGTCGGTGCCAAGTCCTTTGATGGAATGATACGTTCCATCGGCCCCAATGTCGTAGGGAAACAGACAGATGCACTGGTCCCAGCCCTCATACCGGCTTTGGCTGTCAAAGATGAAATCGAAATTTGCCTGCCCCTCTTTTGCGGGGACGATCTTCTGCGAAATCGTTCCGTCCATTTCCTCGACAAACAACGTGGAAAGCTGGATGCGTTTCGTCTGCGTTTGCGTCACGTAGATGTCGCCGTTCTTAAACGCCTGATTCCACCGCTGCCACTCGCGATTCCATCCGTAGGCTTCGCTGCCGTTGGTGGCGCTGTCCATGATGACCTGCTTCACCGCCTCGACATTCCATCCCGCTGCCGTTGCGGCCTTTTCGTTCTCAATCTTGCGCCAGAGTTGGCCGGCGCTCATGGGCGTAAAGACCATCGCCATTTCGCAGTTGTCCAAGGAAAGCTCGGTGCCGTCTGGAAAGTATATGTTCCCCGCCAGAATCGCCTTCGGACGCCAATCCAGCGAATCCTCCCACGCCAGCACGCCGGGACCGTGGAGAAGCATTTGCAGGTCGCAAAGCTGGCTCATATCGTCAAACCCGCGCCAGTTGAAAACCATGCTGTGAAAATACTCGGCAAACCCGCGCATCAATTCCGCGTCCTGAGCCGCGTCGCCGTAGTCCAGATCGCCGTCAATGCAGAGCGGAACCTCGCACACCATATCGAAGAACGGTGTCCACGCGTTCATAATGTTTCCGCGATGCCGCTTGAAGTTTAAGTTGGAGTCATTTCCGCGTCCGGCCTTGATAAGATCGCCTTGCGCCTTTGGGGCGTTGCCGTCAAATGCGCCTTGCACTTTGGCGCGACGAGCAGCCCTTAGCCGGTCGTCATTAACGAATCGCTGACAGATTTTCAGCGCGTGCTTCGGGTCTGAGACGCGCGATTTAATCGGCTCCCCTGACTTGGTTAAGTCAGCAAGTTTCCCGTCTGGAGGAGCTTGGTTTGTCATCTGTGCGGAGTTTTTACGTTGTTTGCGTAAATAGTCAAACGGTTTCCGCGTCCATTTCCTCAATTCCCTGCCGTTTCCAGCATTTCGGCGGGAAAAGCGGCATAATTTCCGGCGTCACGCCGCGTTTCAGGTGCTCAATCGGCACCCAAACCTGTGCTTTATTGCTGCATTTGCACACGGAACAGGCGTGCAGGTCCAAATCCCGCGTGGTTCCTTCGCCTCCGACAATCGCTGCAACAGTGTCGGCCAGTTCAGGGCAGTCCCCGCCGCACGGTTTGGAATATCGGGCGTTGCGGCTGCACAGAAAACAAATTTGCGCCCGACGTTCAGCTTCCGCCCTGTCCACCGTCTTGCGACCCCCGATGATGAATGACGCCAGTACCTTCGTCCCCGCCCAAATATCGCTCCACTGCAAATCCACGCCGCTGACCGAGATTCCGTCACCGGAACAGAAACGGCGTGCGGTCTGCGGACCAAGCTGCTCGCAGATATATTGCTCGATTTCCGCCTCGGCAACGGGCGGAAATCCGTTGGCAGTGCAGTAGTCGCGAACCTGCCAAAGCAGTAAATTGTATGTGCCGCTGTTGAAATTGTGGCCGGTGATCGGGTGCTTGAATGGGTATCCACCGGGCGGAACCATCGTTCTATTTGTCAGCGTCATCTCGTTCATATCGCAAAAGCTGCGGTCGAATCTTCGTAATCCGATTCATCCCCTTCCATATTCATCTTTTCTGCCGCCGTGTTCCATGCTGTCGCATCCACCACCACATTGTCCGCCACGCCCGCCGGCATGATGCCTTTCTTGCGAAGCACAAAGGCGGCTATGCAGGCCGCATCTGCCAAATCGGGGCTGCGCGCCTTGAGCTTCTTCATTTCGCTTTTTGGCAGCACATGCGTCTTGTTGCCCTTGCGGATGTAGTCGCGGGAAGTCAACTCGCGGATCGTGTCGGCGTCGGTCAGCCCGCGCACCTGTCCGCCCTCGATAAACCGGCGCATTGAATACCAGATTTCCGTCACTTTGTTCCCGTAAAGCTCGTGCCACGTCGTCGGCCTGTCCGTGGATACCGCCGTCTTTTCCGCCGCGCCACCGAACTCCACAGGGATGATGTCGCGCGACCAGCTTCCCGACATGATGCCAAACGGTCCCGCGCCTTCGCCGGTCACGTCGCACGCCAGGTTGCGCGGCGGGATGGGATGCGACTGGCCGTTGATCTTGTAGTTCCGGCACGTTTCCTCCACGGCAGCGGCAATGCCGTAGTGGATGAAGCGTTTGTCCTGAGTCATGTCGATGTTCACGATGACCGGCGCTTGAAACTCGATGCCCGTCACGCCGCTGGCAAACTCTCCGAACTTGAACGGGTAAAGCACGCGCCGGTCCCCGCCTTCAAACGCCACGTCGAAGCCCGCGCCCATCTCCCATCGCGCCTTCCACACAGCTTTGTCGGCGGTGTTGAACTGCGAAAGCAGAAACGCATCCATGACCGTCGTGGACAGGCCGGACGGTGCCCAAAAGCCCCGGCACTCACGCCAGTAATCCGGCGTGTTCTCGCCGCCAAAGAATCGTGCGTCCTTTTCCAGCTTCTTGCGCCCGATGTAGAAATGGAACTTGGCCGGATCATCCAGCGACGGCGACTTGTGCCCGTCCAGATGCACGCAACAGCCGCCGAGTTTGGTCAGCCAAAACTCGTCATTCACCGTGACGCTATTCCAGCCGTTCACCGGCTCGCAGTAGATGCCGTGCTGGTCTGAGTAATCGGTGGCGTTCCCCAGCCCGATGAACTGAAATTCCATCGTGCCTGAGTCCAGGTTGCGGCACGCCTTGGCAATCGCCTCGGGCATGGCCGTCATTTCGTCCGTGACGACAAACACGCGCCGGTTGTGAATACCCTTGATGCGGCCCACGGCGTTATCCACGGAACCGCCCTGATCGACGGCACGCCCGAAGATGGCGCTTTTCGTGTCCTCACCGCTCCACCGGATGATGGTGTCGGACGGCACGATTTGCAGCCAGCCAATCGTCGGGTCGGACAACGGTTGCTTGCACTTCTGTATCCAATCCACCAGTTCGCTCCAGATACGCTGCTTGAGCGCGGTGACGCTGGTTGAGGTCAGCATGCAGGTCGTGTGCTCGCGGGCGCACAGCCAGTTGCAGAGAATCCACAGCGCAGCCCTTGAGCTTTTGCCCGTTCCCGCCGCCCCGGTGCTTGTCAGTTGCTCCCACCACGCATAATCCGCTTCAAACGTCGTGCCGATGGTGCGCTCCACGGTTTCCTTCGCCCCGCACAGCGCGCCAAAGAACAGGTCGCTCCAACGGTCCCACATGAAAAGCGGTTCCGGCCAAAGCTCAGTGACGAGACGCTTGAACCATTTCAGCTTTTCCTCGCCTTTGCCGAGTCCGAACTTGGTCAGGCACAGATGCCACGGCTCATAACCGGGCGGCAGCGCAAAGTTGTCGTAGCTGATGCGCTGCGCTGGTTTGGTTTTGGCGGTCATCGGCGTGCCTTTGCCTCATCCTCGTCGCCATACACAGCAACGCCAGCGCCAAACATGGCCAGAGCCTCGATAATCGCTCCTTCGCTCATGCCCCGGTCGCGCATTACCTCGGCAATATCGCGCAGTGACATGGGCGTGTACATGGACGCAACAACCTCTGAGTAGGTTTGCGGCCTTCCGGGTCTTTGCTTGTCGTGGTAAATTTCGTAAGCGTTCCAAAGTGCTCCCCAGTCCGGTCGCAGTTTGTTTCTGCCGAAATTCGCAATCACATCGCCAAGGTTGTTTTCCCTCTCATTGCCGGTTATGGAAGTGGTTTTTCCTGTAATTGCTCTGGCAGCAAAAACTGCAACTTGTTGATGTCCTCCCCACGGATCAATGCGCGTGTTGCCGCGAACGATCTTGCCGAAGTCGCTGGATGTAGGGTTAGTGGTGTCAACGTCGTCATCACTGAACATCTGCCCAACTTTCCAGAGCAAGTATCCGCTGATAATCACGCGGGCGTAGTCCTTGGCAATAGCAGCGCGAGCGCGGCCTGTTCCTTTGAATGGCTGCTTTATGCTCCAGATTGGTTCCATTGTCAGTCCCTTAACACGGCTGGCAAAAAGTGACGGTGCCCAAAACACAAACCCCGCGCCTCTGGCGAGGGTTGGATTGATGTTCCCGCGTCCGGTGGATATGTTCACCAAGTTTCCAAGCACCTTCAATTCGGCTGGACTCGGGGCGCGGTCCCTAAAGTTTTCCGCGAGAAGCGCATCGGCTAGGTCCAGCCGCATTTCGTTGAGCAGCGTGTTGAAGGCGCGGTTGGATGCGTGAACAACCTTGGCGGCAACTTTTCCGGGTGCCGTGATGATGGTTTTGCCGGTTGAGCCGGTGCGTATTGGAAGCTGCGCCCATTCGTCCAGAACGGAATACATCATTTCCTCATGCTTTGAGCGAACCTTTGTATCCAAAGTTGTCTGGTCAATGCCCATCGCGTCATACGCTCCGCTTTTGGCGTTTGGCCGGTTCTCTCTCGCCTTTTCCATGCGCCTCGCTTTTTGCTCCGAAATTCCGGCCACAATCATGCGTGCGGTCGGCTTTAGGATCATCATGGCCGATTTAAGCGGGTTGGTCAGAACAACCTGCGTTTTGCCAGAAACTCCGCGACGGACATCCACCGGAAACACGGTCTTTCCAAAAGCAATCATGGTTGCGCCCATGCCTTGACGGAATCCGCTCAAATCGGTGGAGGAAACGATATTGATGCCAGCACGAAGCGTCTGCCCGATGCCGTCCACGATCTTTTTGCTAGTGGCGCGTTGTTTCTGGTAGTAATCGAACTGCTCTTTGAGAAACTTTTGCTTTATCGCATCCACACGGATTTGCGCGTCCTGCGTGGCTTGATCCATCTTCGGCGGAACTCTTTTGGGAGGGCGCGCATACTGTCCGGTGCGAATCTTCTCCCTAAAGTCGGCCTCGCGCTTGGTCAGTGCCTTTAGTCGCGTGGCGTTCCAACGCTGTTCCGGTGATAGCACCGGCTTTCCGGCGTTCCTAGCCGCCTGATACGCGGCACGGCGCGAATCGCGGATGGCCTTCAACTGCGCTACACGGCGCGAGTCCGGCCCCTGCACCTTGCCTTTGCCGGCCAAGTCACCTTTCGCCACTTTCTCGGCGTAGCTGGCAATGGCGCGTTCGAGTGCCTTGATTTGCGCCTGCTCTTTCAGATAGCCAGGATCACTCTTTGGCTTGGCGTCCCGGCGCATCTCGGCGGCCAGCGCCTTGAGCGCATCGGTTTCGAGGCGAACATCCTCTTCCAGTTGCGTCAGCGCCTCCTTGATCTTCGCCGGGTCTTTCACCTTGCCAGTGGATATGTCGTCCAAGGTCTGACCGGCGCGTTCGCGTGCTATCAATGCGCTGTCGAGCGCTTTCTGAGCGTCGGAGAGCGGGACGGGCTTGCGAAGCTCTGCCATCGTGTCGGAAAGCTGCTTTATTTCAGCCTTTGCAGCGGCAATCTCTGCCGTATCCACAGTGGGTTTTCCTTCGGCCTTTGGCTGAGTCAGCTCCATTCTTGCCAGCCTGTCACGAAGGATGTCGGCGCGGTCTTGCAGTCTGGCGAGTTCAACAATGTGCTCAGGTGGTGGAGGATTCTTGGCTGCCTCGATTTCATTCCACAAATCCTGCATTGCCTGCTTCTCGCTTTTCAACTGCTCGGTAAAAACATCATCCGGCACCTTTCGGCCTTTGGGCGGCTTTTCGCCAGTCTTGAGCATCTTGTCCAAGACCTCCATCCGGTTCTTCAAGGCGGTTTGACGCGCCTGTTGGATTCCTGCCAACTTTTCAGGAGATGGCTCTCCTTGCCTGAGTTTTTGCAACTCCGCACGCTTACTGGCAAGCTCACGCTGTCGAAGGTTTGGCTTTGCCGGTGTAAATCCGCGACGCAACGCATCCTTGTCGTCCTTCTCCATGCGGGCAATATCCTCCATCAGCTTCGTTTCCCGATAAGCGGCGGAAAGCTGCATGCTCAAAGCGTCCTTGTTTGGGAACTTCACCTTGCCGTATTCGCCGTAAGCCCGGTGAATATCGCGCAACGTGGCATCTGGCAGAAATTCCTGCACAGTCTTGAGCGCCGCGTCCATGAGTGCATCAGTTCCGCGCACGCCATTCTCCCAATGCGCCACCACGATGTCATAAACGAGCTTTCTCGCGCTGCTCATCAGCTTATGCGTTTCGACAGTGACATTTCCACCATCAATCGCTTCGCCGATTTCCTTCCGGTAAAGCGGATCGTCGCCAGCTACCACGGACGCCTTCCCCTTGTCGATATACGACTCTGGAGTTGGCTTGGCTTTGGGCTGCTTCTCCGGTGCCGTCGCGCCGGTTTTGACAGCTTCTTTTACCTTTTGCGGGCGCGTATTAAGCTCCCGTTCCATCATCGTGTTCGCCTTGGCTACGGCTCTGGCAAGAATCGGACGGATGCTGTCACCCATGTCGCCGGACTTCAAAAGAACGTATTGCGCCGCCTCCGCCATCTTGACACCAAACTCATAGACCCTAGCCTTTAGAATGAGAGCAACGTCGTTTATTAGGGTTGCGCGATTCTTCGCAGCGATTTGCTGTTTAGTGGGTTTGCCTAGGTAATTACCTTCTCCTTTGGGTCCGCCAATACCACCCACTGCGCCGGATTCGCTGCCCATTTGGCTACGGATTCGTTTCCACGCATCCGCCGCCTCACCTTTTGCGCGCTCCACGATTTCCTTGGCGTGCTGCATGACGCTGGGATGATAGGTAGCTCCGGTTTTCGCCGCAGCCTCCAATTCCCTTTCCATCTCGACCACTACGGCTTCCATCACCGCGTCCTCGTCCCGCTTTTGACGAGTCTCCCTTTCCAAGTCCACCTCGGCTTGCGCTTTCTTATATTCCTCGGCGGTCTTTTTAAGTTCCGCAGCGCGTTCCTTTGGAACAACATCACCCGTCGCCCGGCGCTCGCGCATCATTAGCCCAGCGTAGGTGTAATCGTCATTCATCTGCATCTGCCGCGACCGCAAGGCGCGACCGCTGGCCGTTCCAGCCATGCGATTCGCTTCTTCTGCGCGAAGCAGTTGCGCCTCGAAAACTTCCGCATTTGTCTGGTGAACCGCTTGTTGCTCAGGTGTCAAAGATGGATCAATGGCGCGCTCGCTTTCCGCCGCCATCTTGTTTTCAAGCTCGGCACGGCGATAGGTAAGCATCTGTTGCTCCTCATCGGTAATGGACTTCTTTTCCTTTTTGAGAATGTCATCGACCAGCTTTTCCGGCAGTGCCGGATTCTTTTCAATCGCGTCCATCGCGTTCTCAAATGTCACCGGGTCTTCCTTGCGCGCTTCGCTGACTGTCGGCACCTGTCCGCGCCGGATTTGCGCCGCTTCTACCTCAGCGTTATATCCGCCAAGAATCCTTCGTGACGCCGCCTGATACGCCGCTTCCACCGGCCCCATCGCACCGGGTCCGCCCGTGTATCCCTCGGGAAACTGACTGCCGTAAAGTTTCTTTCCTGACCGCATTGAATCTTCCAGCGCCATGAACATTTCGTCCGGTGTGGAAAACTGGAATCCGCGTTCCTCCAATCCCTCGCGCAGCGTGTCATGCGACGGTGCGTTCTTGCGAAACAGCTTCAAGAGCGCGCCTTTCCGCGCCTCTGCGATGCGGCTCAGTTCGCCGCCGGACCCTTTGCCTTTTCCGGTCGTAGTGGCGATGCCGCCAAGCTCCTTGATGCTGCTTTCCAGTTCGTAAAGGCCGGTATTGAAAGCATCCACCTGCTCCACTTCCGCGCGCCGCGCCTCTTCTTCCAGAGTGTTCTCAATCTTGCGCTTGGCGGCGTTGAGCCGGGTGATAGCAGCCTTGTTCGCCTTGTTGTTTTCCAGCGACTTCACCTGATTGTCCAGATGCTCCCATGCGCTCGGCAAATCGCCGTAGGCGTCCAAGGCGTCGCTGATGGTCTGCTGAACGGTCGGTTCCGGTCCTTTCGGTTTGGGCGCTTCGCTTCGCACGCGCTCGCCAACCAGCGTCAGGTCTTCGCTGCCGCCGAGCAAGTCACCTTGTTTCTGGCCTTCGCGGAGTTTCGGCACAGCCGCCTGCGCTGCGGGCGCGGGCGATGGCGCGGGGGTGGGGGTGGGGGTGGCTGCTTTAGCCCAAGCATCACGCGCTTCCGCAGCGGTGCGGAAATCTTGCGTGACAATCTCGCCGTTTTCCACCGCATACCACTTCCCTAAATTGCTTTTTCCAATCTTCCCTGTTCGCTCTCCAAATTTCACATCGTAAAGCAATCCCATCTCGCGCCTAGCGTTCGTGCCTGAGATTGGAGTCATCACCGGCTTTTCCGGTTTTGTTTCGCCAATCAGCCGTTCAAGTTGTGCGATTTGTCCACGAATGGATTGTAGCTTCACGGCGGCAGGATTCAGCCCGCCAATCATCCTTCCAAGCGGATGCTTTTCACCTTGATTTCCATACTGCGAAATCAAGTCTTTGCGTTCCTCTTTGAGTCGCTTTAAGTTTTTTACTCGATCAGCCGCAACCATCGCGTCGTATTGCTGCTGTGTAGGTTCAGCAGCCTTCGCTTCCGGCACAGCCGCCGCCGGGGTAGCGACCGGCGACGGCTCCGTGCGTGTCGGCTCGGGTGAAAGTGCGCCAGCCACCGAAGGCGGTTGTTCCGGTGTGGGTGTGCCCGACGGGGCTGGCGAAGATGGTTTGCGCTTCATTCTTGCCGTCACGTCGAACGCATCCAACGTGCGCCCGTATTGCGCCTCAGTGATCGGCCCTTCAATGTTTGGCGCGAACGGCTTTCCAGCAGCCGCAGCAGCCTCCGCCGTCTTGACGGCACCGGCAGCAGTCGCCACCGGGTCAGGCGGTCCAGCCTTGCCACTCGGCAGCGTCGTAGCCGCCACCTCCGCTGCGGCAGTGGCTTCCGGCGCGAGTGCGGCTTGCTGCTCCTTGAACCGACGAATCAGCTCATTTTGAGCGATGGCTTGCGAATAAACATCGAAGTTGTTTCTTGGTTGCGCCACCGCTTCCAGGACAGCATCCGGCGCTCCCTTTACTATCTCAGCAACGCTTTCCACCTTTCCGCTTTCAGCTGGAGTAAGGGGTTTCCCTAGGGCGTGTTTTGTTGCCAGCGCCGAAAAGCCAAGTGACGACACCGCCCCAATCCATCCCTCAATCTTGCCCTGCAATGTCGGCGCGTTAAACGCCTGCTCGAATTGTTCCGGCGCTGCCGCTGCCATATCCACGGCGAAGAAGCCAGCGGCACCCTTTCCTGTCTTGGCGAGCGTCGAAGCAATCTGCGCTGCGCCCGCGCTCTCCGCTCCAAGCCCAGCCGGAGCCAGTCCCTTTGCCGCATTTGCAAGAGCACCGGCACCGCCCATAGCCGTCATCAAAACTCCGCCTGGACTCATGCCAAACTTTGCAAACGCCGCCGCCTGATTGGTTCCGGCCTTGAGTGCAGCCTCCCACGCAGGATCATTTGGATCGGGCGGAATCGGCGCAAGATCGAACATTTCCGGCGTGGCGAAGATGCCCTTGCGCGTCATCAAGTCCGCCATCGGCTTGTATTCGTATTTCACGCTGCCGTCAGGATTGGTTCCCCACGGCACGGACTCAGCGGCAATCCGTTCCTCGGTCGGCCCAAGAATAGGCGTCAGTGATTCGCGAACAGCGCCAGCAGCGGTTCCGACCGCAGTTCCGACCGCACCCGGAATGTTGCCTTTCGCAAGTTGTCCCAGTGCCGTTTCCGGCGCGGTGAATTGCAGCGGCTTTTCCACGTAGCCAGCGCCTTCGATGTTTGGCCCGGCGACGGGTTGCGCTGGCGTGATGAGTTCCGGCAACGATGTCTTTGGCGTGACGTTTGACGACGCCGCAAGATATTCGTCCACAGCCGCCAGAGCGTCCGCGTCAACCGCTTCCGGCGCTAACGAGTCAAAAATGTCGCCCTTGGATTCGGGGGCAATTTGATCGAAGACATCACCCTTTGGCGGAGCTTCGAGCGTATCGAAGATGTCCGGCATGGATCAGAAGTGGAATCCGCGTTCTTTCGCCAGTGAGCGAGCCTTTTCT